ATGGCTACTTTAAAATTGACACTTTTCAAGGCCAAGGCTCTCAAGGATGGGAGGCACAAGGTCAGGGTGGCGGTCTGCCACAAGAGAGAGACTTGTTATATCGTGACGAACGTGATATTAGATAGCGAGTCCCAGTTTAAGAACGGTCAAGTCGTAAAGAGACCGGACGCTTCTTTTATAAACAAAAGATTGAGGAATATGCTTAATGAGTATCAAGACAAGCTTGACTCGATTAAGAACCAATCTTTATATACATGCGTGCAGATAAAGGGCATGTTGGTTAATTCAGCAGGGGATAACGATATCTCTACGTTCAAGGATGTAAGCTCATCCTATGAAAGGGAGTTGATCGATAATGGGAGTATCGGGTATTCAAAGCTGATCGAGCGGAATTGCAGGTATTTTACCGAGTTCGTGAAAGGGGATATATTCCTTTCCGATATCACTCCAGAACTGATAGAAGGTTATTCTAGGTTCTTGAGGAATAAAAAGGGAATTGGGGAGGCCACGAACTCCATGATGATGAGACATACCAAGACTATAATCAATAAGGGTATAAAAAGAAGGCTTGTGAAATATGATGTCCATCCTTTCGTAAACTTCCAGATAGCGACTTCTCCCGTACGTGAGGTTGACATATCTTTCGAGTCATTTAATCGTTTGCGAATGGCCGATCCTTCGGAGCGCCGATTAAAGGTGGCGCACGATCTGTTTTGCTTGTCGTTTTATCTTGGAGGTATCAATCTTATAGATCTACTTGGTATTGATTTCCGTGGAATCGATACGCTGGAATATGTAAGGACTAAATCTAGGAATATGACGAGGGGAGGCAATAAGATCGTGTTCTCTATACCAGACCAAGCGAGAGATATTATAGATAGATGGATGGATAAGAGGACTGGCAAGTTGGATTTCGGATATAAGTTTTCCTATCCTAATTTCTCTAGGTATCTTTCTCGTTCGCTATCCAAATTGGCGCAGTCGTTAGGGATAACGGAAAAAGTGGTGTATTATTCCGCTCGTAAATCTTTCGCTCAATACGCTTCCGAGATAGGAATCCCGGATGGGGTCATAGATTATTGTTTAGGGCATTCAGATAAGTCGAAAGGCGTGATACGTTATTATACTAAGGTAAAAAAATTTCAAGCGGACATGGCGATATCAAGGGTAATTGATTACGTTAACAATCCGGATCGTTACCGGGATTATGTGGAGATGAGAAGGGATATAATGATGATGCGTGGGTAATATGTTTTTTATCATTAATGCTAAATAATATGTGAATATGATAAACTTTCATAAGCCGACAAAGGTTATAGGAATGGGCATTATAGCAACAGTATTACTTATCGTGCGACAAGAGACTATAGCGTTAACCTTGAGTATAAATTGTGCATGTCTTAAAAAATTATCAATAATAAAACGTAAATGTTATGGAGAAGAGCGATCGTCTTGTAGAATTGCTAGAGATTTTGAAAAGGGCTGAATGTATATTTATTGAACAATGGAAAATCTTATATAAAGAGGATGAGATTGACATGGAAGATATTTTCAGCATATTCTATAAAGGTAGTAATGATTGTGAAATTCAAGTTAAAAGATTGATAATTAAAAATATAGATAGTGTAGTATGTAATAGGGTGGAGACTGCATGATAATTCGAGTTATAGAAAAGGAAAAATGGACCAATAAAAAACGCCCGTGTTTTTTCTGACACGGGCGTTATACTTTGGCGATGCGAAAAATAGAACTATTTTGTCCTTTCTTGCAGGAGTTTCGATATCTTAACCAGTAATTGTTGCAACTCAAGATTGCTCAACCCTTCAATATCTACATTTGCAATCTTTATTTTCTTATTGTTCTCGTCAAAGGAATTTTTCCTCTCCTCGAAAAGAGCGGTTACTAACTCGTCTATTTGACCCTTGATCTTTTGAGCCTTTAGCTCATAATTGATAGTTCTTGCCATGATATTAGTTTTTAATGTTATTTATTTTCGATGAAATCTAGCTGATATCCTAATGCGTCTCCTATTTTGGACAGGATGTCTATACCAGTGCTGTATTTACCTGTCTCTATCCGGGCGATGTTTCCCGGCGCTAGGCCTGTAAGTTCCGCTAGTTTGTATTGTGATATCCCGGCCTCCATGCGGAGCTGGGCTATCCTTTTGCCTATTCTCTCTCGATCATTCATTTTGCTCGTCCTCCCAATCGCAATAATTGCAATACCATACTGCGCATTTTTTCATTATCCCTAATAACATTTCCCGGTCTTCCACAGGATCAAGAGTACAGCTATGATGCAAGGCCATCAACAGCCTCTCGGTTCTTGATCCTTCGTTCCTGAATTTAAATGTCAATACATTCGGATTAAGCCCTATCAAGTCAAAATCCCTATCAAACACCTCAAAAACGGAAGCCGAGCGTACATGCTCGATGATTGTCCGATCTCCCAATAAGTTCCCTTCATGAGAATTGGCATCCCAAAATACCCACTCCGGTAGATTAAGTTCTATTTGTTTCATAGATTATTGTAGGCCTCTACTATTTTATATAAACTCCTCGTTATTCTTTAGCCGGCTCCATGCCTCCTCTCGGCTGGATTCTTCCGAGCGGGCGTGTACCTCGTCGCCTCCCGATAGATAGACTTTTATTAGATATTCCATAATGATCATTCTATATCTTCTATCGCATAATCTCCAGATGCAGCAGGAGCAAGCTCATTTACAATACTGTCAATTTTTTCCGCATCTTCATCAGATATTTCTATCTGCATATTTTCATTGCAGATCATATTAATACCATTATTTTCTAAAATCTCCAATAATTCACGATTGTTGCAATATAATGTCTTCATTTTTATTTGCCCGTCATGCCGATAGCTCAGCGTTTAATAATTTAAAACGCTAAGTTGGTGTAATATGCGACGCCATTATTCATGTTCACGTTGAACTTTTTGCCATCCTCTAATCTGGCTACTATTTTATAGCATCCCTTCTTCGAGTCATTATATATATGGCTTAACTCGTAATATTCATCTTCGGAGACATGGACAAATTGCTGAAACCGGTTGTAAACTAATTTTAGTTCAACGTCTCTCTTAGAGAATCCATTTTCGTACTTAAAAGTTTTCATGATTTTATGCCGCTTATCCGTTGCCGCCGGTTCTATTGTTATTTTGATATTGCAAATATACTATCAAATTTGATAGTGTGCAAGTTTTTCAATGATTATTTTTTATGCTTTATGGCATATTTTCTTTCTCTTTTTCCTCCAAGACCTTTTTAAGTTGATAGAGGCTTATGATATCATATTCAAATGTTGGATTTTCCCAGTTTCTTCGGACGGAGTTCGTTTGGACCGATATAAATTTCCGTAGGTCAAAGATATATTGGCACGGGCTTAGTCTGATTTCATTAAATGTGATTTGATAGTTATCAAACCACTCCAAAAGTTGTTTTAGTTCCTCGTTCATGGTATATAAATGATTAACACCCGCGAATATACCCAATTTAACCTTGCTATTTTAGGATATAAAGAATTTTGTCTATATTTGCTTCAAGTTTGTGACTTGTATTATTGATTGGATATTATGTTTAACAATATAATATAGGTCACTTATGGATTTTTCTAACAACTCATCTCAAAGGCAACAAGTGGACGTTTACTGTCCTGTCCATCATAATTGGATTGGCCACTATGATTATGGATCCAAGGGGGTCTATTATTGTTGGTGCAAGAAATGCAAGAAAGAAATCAAAATCGTTATGGGAAAATGAAGAGGTTGACGCAAAAACAAGAGAATTTCTGTAATTATTATATCGAGTGCGGCGGGAACGCTTCCGAGGCGTACAGGCGTGCCTACTCTTGCGAAAAATGGAAAGATAAGTCCGTATGGGAGAAGGCTTCGGCTTTATTGGATGATGTCAAGGTTCAGTCAAGGGTAAGGGAACTGCAAGAGGAGCAGAAAGTTAAATCTGATATAACCAAGGAAAAATTACTGGGAGAGTTAGGTAACATAGCGTTCTCGTCCATAGCCCACCTACACAATACATGGATAGAGCGCAAGGAGTTCGAGAATCTAACGGACAAGGAGAAGTCGGCTATCAAGAGCATATCTACTAAAATCCTGAAGAAAAATATAGGAACGAGCGATGATCCGGAGATCATTGACGTGGAATATGTCAAGATAGAGATGCACGATAAGCTGAAAGCCATAGAGCGTATCTGCAAGATGCTTGGCTTTGACGCTCCAACCGTTGTAGACCTTGGCAAATCGCTGATCGGAATAGATACCGGAATAGATGAATAGTGTTCTATTTTTAAATAAATGGCTATGTTTATTAGAAAAAATACGAGGTTTATAATTTTATAATTGTTCTATATTTAATATTTTGGGAGCTGAGACAGATAACAGGAGGATAATAAGCTACAAGAGGTTCAATCCGAACTTTCACCATTTGAAGCTGGCGTTGGGGAATGACGATATAAGGTTCATCTTCATGTACGGGGGATCGTCTTCCGCCAAGTCTTTCTCAGCGGCCCAAGCCTTCTTGTTGGAATGTATATCCAAGGGCTATAACACGATGGTATTCCGTAAGACCGGCGCTACCATAGTGGACAGTATTTATAAGACATTCCAAGAGGCGGCTAAGTCCCTGCATATAGAGTCCTTCTTCAAGCCCTTGGAGAACCTTATAAGGTGTTTCAACGGCTCCTATATCCGGTTCAAAGGGCTGGACGATCCGGAGAAGATCAAGGGTCTCGAATCTTATCAGTACGTGTTTTGCGAGGAGATATCCGAGTTCGATGAATCCGACTTGAAACAGATAAGGAAGCGTCTCCGTGGTCGCAAGGGACAGAAGATCGTAGCTCTATTTAACCCGATATCGGAGGATCATTGGATCAAGAAAAAGATATTTGATACCGAGACATTGACCGAGGTGGACAATCATCTGTACGGGAAGCTCAAGGATAGCGTAACGGGTAAGATACTGCCAAAGGAATATTCCGAGATAGGGAGGAAATGGGTCAATTCCGAGCGGACCATATACAATCCAAGAAAAAAGGCTTACGAGACGCATCGCCCGGATATGGTTATCATCAAGTCCACCTATCTTAATAATTTCTGGGTAGTAGGGTCTCCTGATGGCACGTATGGCTTTTATGACGCTCAGACGATAGCGGATTTCGAGAGGGACAAGGAAAGGGATTACGCTTATTATCTGATATACGCCTTGGGCGAGTGGGGGACGATAAGGACGGGTGGCGAGTTCTTCCACGCTTTCGACCCCGCCAAGCATAAGGGCAAGTGCCCATATGTCAAGGCTCCCGTGCATATATCGATAGATAACAACGTCCTGCCTTATATCTCCATCTCTTTTTGGCAGGTTGAGACCGGGGATATAACGAGGATAAGGCAGATTCACGAGGAAACCCCGTCCGATCCGTTCAACACGGTCACCAAGGCCGCCGAGATCGCCGTTGAATATCTGGAGAGGATAGGGCATGATGATATGGTCTATCTTTATGGGGATGTATCGACCAAGGCCGGAAATACGATAGATGACGATAAGAGGTCTTTTTTCGATAAGTTCAAGGAGGGTATAGACAAGAGATTCCGCAGCGAGGACAGGATGCCTAGGTCGAACCCATCCGTATCCATGACCGGGGAGTTTATCAACGCGATATATTCTGGAGATATAAAAGACGTGTCCATCATGATCGATGAGAGTTGCGATACGTCGATAAACGATTATATCACCGTAAAGAAGGATGTCAACGGGGCTATGCTCAAGCAGAGGGTAAAGGACAAGATTACGGGTCAGTCCTACGAGAAGGCCGGTCACCTTAGCGATGCCAAGCGTTATTTTGTCACGGAGATATTAAAGGATAGGTATACGTCTTTCTCGCTAAGGAGAAGGCACAATAAAAATAAGGAGGAGGATATGAGATATTACGATCACGTAAAATTGGATATATCGAACGCCACGAGGATAGTCTATGTGGCAGTTAATCCTGATGGGCTTGCGGGTATGGCAAAGGTGGCATTGATGGACGGGAAGGCGTACGTTCTGGATGCCTCGTTGAGGGATATCACGGAGGCTGGAGTTCTAAGGGATTTCTTGCGCCCTATAGGATGGGGGGATGTCGTGTTTGAGAGCGACAAGGCTTATTTCCCTGTAGCTAGGGAGATAAGGGAGAGCGGGGAGTGCGATATAAGGATAAGGAAGAGGGCTTCCGATGCAAGATTGAGGATATCCGCCCATTCGGAGACCGTGAGAGATCGATTTTATTTTCTCGACAATTACGAGGAGAAGGATGATTATCTGTCGTTTGTCGAGAATATGCTAGATTATGGGGGCAAGGATGGAGGGGAGTCGCTGTGTTGCCTATCCGCTATAGCGGAGATTTTGGTACGAAACAATATTTAAAACGAATATATTATGGGTTTGTTTGATTTTTTCAGGAAAGAGGATAAGGTGGCGAATGTGCCCGATCGTCCTCCAAGGTCGAGAGGACTCGTGGATTTGTCCGGTTATCTGGGGGTGTTCAGCCCCTATACCTGTTCCGGGAATTTTATCGAGGCTTTCGAGACCATGGGAGAGGTCTTTTTCCCCGTGGATTTCTTGGCTAGCAGGATAGCGGGCGGCAATTATCAATTAAAATTGGCGAAGGATGATTCCGTGGTGTTCAATAACGAGGAGATGAACCGTTTTTTTAGCGATCCTAACCCTTTGTTCTCGTTCGAGGATTTGGTTAAGATGTTCTTTGTCTATAAGTATGTGACAGGTAATGGATTCTGGCAGGCCTCCCCGTCTGTAGGGAGGATAAAGCCTAAGGAGCTATGGAAATGGTGCGATACCTATTGGGTCTTGCCAAGTGATCAGGTCGTGATAAACAGCCCGATGTCCATTCCCTTGTTCCTGCCGTCAACAAAGGAGGATATAATCAACAGCTATCGTATTTCCACCAACTCGGGGCTTATGGATATAGACCCGTCTCTGGTCATCCACTATAAGGATATAAATATGCGATTGAATAGCTCATACCTAAAGGGACGTAGCAGGTTGGAGACCCAACGTTATCCTATCGCCAACTTGGTCGCCGTGTACGAGGCAAGGAATGTCATATACGTAAAAAGGGGGGCCTTGGGATTGCTGATAAGCAAGAAATATGACGCTGATGGTTCCCTTCCTCTCACCGACAAGGAGAAGAGAAACATAAGGAAGGAGTGGAATGACAATTATGGGTTGACTAATGACAGGTCCCAGATGAGCATAGTGGATGTCCCTACGGAGTTCGTGAGGATAAACATGTCCATTCAAGAACTTATGCCTTTCGAGGAGACTTTGGCGGACGCTATACAGATAGCCGGTATATATGGTATACCTTCAGTGCTGATTCCACGCAAGGATATGGCCAAGTACGACAATCAGGATATCGCCGAGATCTCCGTTTATTCCAATATCGTTATTCCTGAGGCCCGGAAATTCTGCCGATCGATGACCTCCTTCCTTGGCCTTGATAAGTCCGGCATGTATATAGACGTGGATTTTAGTGGCGTAAGCGTATTGCAAGTACGTGATAAGGATATGGTAGAGAAGAGGCGTATCGTATCGGAGAAATGCCAGAAGGAATTCATGGGAGGCGTATTGACGTTGAATGACTGGAGAGCGCAGATAGGGGAGAGCAAGGTAGGGAACCCCTTGTATGACAAGTTGGTTTACGATATGTCTACCGATGAATTGGCCTTGGTCAAGGAGATCATATCCTTAGCTAGGTCTGGCGGTCCATCAAGGAGCGTCTCATCCTCTTCTGAAGGGACTTCTGATAACAAAAAACCGTCCGACGAGGGCGATGACGATAGGGGTGATGTTGATGATGATAAAAAATGATTCTATAGTTTTGCTTTTTAATATATTAACCCTATATTTGTAGGACATAACAAATAAAGAAATTAGAGCCTAAGAGCCATACCCGGCGGGAGTCGTATCCTGCGGGGGTATGGCTCTTTTTATTTATACCGACATGGAACCGTATAGAAGCATATTATTTAAGACCAAGTCCACGGACGTGGATGAGAAAGGAATAGTCAAGGTGGCCGTTAATGGTATCGGGATAAAGGACAGCGACGGCGATATATCGTCTCCCGGTTCTTTCTCCAAGACGCTCCAAGAGAATTTCAACAGGTGCAAGTGGTTTCTCAACCATGATAAGACCAAGCTTCTTGGCTGCCCTATAGAGGGAGTGGAGGAGGATGGCAATCTGGTCATGACCGGGCAGATCAATCTAAAGAAGCAGATAGGCGTAGAGACGCTGGAGGATTACAAGCTATACAGGGATCATGGCAAGACCTTGGAGCATTCCGTGGGCGTTAGGGCCGTGAAGCGGGATTCCAATAACCCGGCTATCGTTAAGGAGTGGTTCTTGGGCGAATATAGCACGCTGACCCATTGGGGGGCTAATCCTCAGACATTCTTGATGGATATAAAGGAATTGAGGGGTGGTGACTTGAGAGATCATATAAATATGATGCGTGACGCTTTAAATAAGAGATATAGCGGAGATAAGCTCAAGGCTCTTGAGGCTAACATATCTATCGTAGAGAAAGCGTTGATCGGATCTAATATAGTACAGTGCCCTCATTGCGGGCTGGCTTTCGATTATGGGTCAGTACCGGAACACACGTTGGAGAGCCAAGTGATCGATGCCGTCGGTGACTATTCACGATGGATAACGGAGGATGTGGTATATCAGGAGATGGAAAAGATCAAGCCGGAGTTGCAAGACCGTATCTTGGAGATAATCAACTCCAAGAAATCCGTTGATGATTTCGCCTCTTATGTCCGCTGCCCTAAATGTTATTCCAGAATATATAGAAGCAACACCCTTATATCTGAGCCGGAAGACTCCACTCAGATAGAGAAACATAAAGCCGCTAGATGCACTTTAGGGTCTCTAGGTGATCTTATTAATAACAATTAATTAATTTATTTATGTTGAAGAAAGGTTTTTATGAGAATTTAGGAGGTCTCGCTATCATGGCGTTGACCTTGGTGGTTTTTGCCGTTATCGCATGCGTGGGCGATCCGGCCTATGCCTTGGCGGTTGCGCCGGTATTGTCCTTCTCCGGTTTCGCCAAGAAGGAGAGTGAGTTGAGTGACGAGGAGAAACAAACGCTTGGGACTATCGAGAAGATGGTCAACAAGTGTCTGGAGGATTACGGAGCTAATGTCATAGACAGGAAGGAGTACGAGGAGACGATGTCCGGGATTAGCGAGAAGCTTAAATCCCTAGGTTCCGGTAATAACAATAAGGAAGTCACGGAGATTCGTGATATCATCAAGTCCATGGGCAAGGAGATTGAGCAAATGAAGGGGCGTGGCATCACCTTGGGGGGAGATAGCCCTCTTGAGAAAAGTATCAATGAGTTCCTTGACTCTGAGAAATTCAAGCAATATGTAGATGGTAAGACGAAGTCCTCCGGGAATTTCCATTTGGATTTGAAGGACGTGGTCAGTATGACGGATAGTTATACGGGCAATATCTTGATCAGTCAGCAGCAAAACAGGGTCATTACGCAGGTAAGCGAGAAAAAGATCAATTTCCGTAATCTCATGAGCGTCGATCAGGGTGATCCCGCCTTCCCGATGTTGACATGGCAGTTGATCTACGACTTGGATCGTAACGCCACTTTCGTGTCCGAGAACGGGCGGTTATCCCAATCATCCTTCAAGTTAAAGGAGGAGAGCTCGGAGGTTAAGCGTGTCGGTACCTTCCTTTATTTGTCCAAGAGATTGCTCAAGTCTAGGGTATATGTCCGCTCATGGTTGATCAATCGCTTATCCTATTGGGTGAGGATGGCCGAGGATTTCCAGATCATGTTCGGCGATGGGACGGGGGATAACCTGAAGGGTATCACCAAATACGATGGCGTTAAATGCGTATCCGATATCATAACCGACGCGGTTGTCAGCGGAGAGGCCGGATCTATCAAGGGAGCGAGAAGCTACAATGGCGGAAAAGCCACTATCGTGGAGTTTACCAACCCGCAGGACAAGATCGTTGACGGCCAGAAGATCAAGATCGAGGGCGTAACCACATTCACGGACCTGAACGGAACTTTCGATATCCATAAGATGAACGATCGGGAGATCATGGTAGAGGTGGCTTTCACGGCTTCCGGCGTATTCACCGCCGCTACCTTCGAGGTTAAGAATAATTTCTTCAACACCGTCGCATCCCCGAACCTAGGGGACGCTGTCAAGGCTATCTTCGGTGTCATGACGTACGCTGAGTATACCCCGAATATGATCGCCATGAACCCATCCACCTTGTTTGAGATCGAGACCTTGAAGGACACGTCGGGACGGGATTTGAATCTCGTGACGTTGGTGAACGGCGTGAAGTACGTGGCCGGAAGACCCGTTGTCGAGACCACTTGTATCATGCCGGGGTATTATTTCGTCGGGGATATGGTTAACGGGGCCTCCTTGGTGGATTATACCTCTATCAATATCGAGTTCGCCGATGATATCGAGAGCCGATTGAAAAACCAGACGGCGGTGATCGTGGACGAGGAGGTTATCATGCCGGTATACAACCCGTGGGCGTTCGCCTATGGCAAGTTATCCGACGTATTGACCGCTATCAAGAAATCCTATTAATACATAATAACATGAGGGTTTCTATAATTATAACGGGTGAGGAGATGGAGGTCGACAAGGTCATTCAGGAGAATTCCATACGAAAGGAGCTTGGCATGATCGATATATCCTCAAAGACCCCGGTTGGGACAAGAAAGAGAATCCCGGACACGGATACCAAGACATCCGTCTTAGGGGACTCGAAAATGTCACTTGATAAAGATAAATAGCGATGATAATAGACAATGCGTACTTCAAGGGAGACCTTAGGATACAGGGACTCGTGATACCGGAGGACGGGGGATTCTCCAATGAGGCTTCCATAGCCATATCGGAGAACGTGGGATGGTATATCAAGACCTACGGGGACGAGTACCTCGTCTCGCTCATGGGAGGATATTATGACTCATTCGTCGATTACGCCGATAATGGCAGGAAGGGAAACGACATGTTTGATTATATCCTAGGGATATTGAGATCGAATAGGTCTCCCATGGCTATGTATGTCTATTTTCATTACCAGAGAAACGAGACGCTAATATCCGTATCCTCCACGTCCGATGACGTGGACGTGAGGCGGATATTGGCGCATACCTCCCGGATGATGACCCAAGCTTGGAATAATATGGTGGATATCAACATCGGGATATCGGATCGCGTAAGGGAGTCTTTCAAGGAGGACATGGATATTGACAGGAATATATTGACCCATATAAATGAGATGAATATATGAATGTCTTGGTGGATATATTCAGGGATATCGTCGCTGGCGTTTCAAAAGACGTTGGGTATATGGTCAATTACCAATTCGGTGATTGGCAATATATGGCCAAGACGCTTTCCGCCATGGGGAAGGCACCCGTAACGGCGGGAAGGAAATATCCTATGATAGGGTTATATTCCCCGTTCGACGAGGACAAGTCCAACCCTTCATTAACGTCCGTGAGCCTTTCCTTGATAATAGCCGTGAATACGTTGGGGAATTATACCAATGAGGAGCGATTGGAGAAGTCCTTCAAGGCTACGTTGTATCCGGTATATGACAGCCTTATAAGGAGGATATCCAACGATCGCAAGTTTGATATAGGCCCCGGGGCGATAGTATCCCATGTGAAGACCGATAATTTCAGGTATGGAAGGGCTGGCGTGTATGGCGAGGGGAAAAGTGAGTTCGACGATCGCATAGACGCTATTGATATTAAGGATTTAAGATTAAATGTAAAAAATATAACATGTAGATAATTATGGCAGTAAAAATGTTCAGGGACTGCGGTTCCGAGATTTTCAATACCGGCACGAGCAAGTGTCCGTTCGTTCCCGACTATATCAAGGCGATCATACTCACTCCGGTAGGTATGACGTTCAAGATATCCGATTTTGACACGAAGCTGGGAGAGTACGCCCACGCCGACCGTCCGAACCGTGTCTATCCGATCTCGACGATCGCTGAGTACGCCACATCCGGAGGCGAGGCGCAGACATCGGCTACCGGTTATGGCTCGTCCAAGATCACGGGTTATAGTGAGCTTGTCGAGACTTACACGATGAACGATTATGACGAGGGCTTGCGAACCAATCTCATGAAGCTCAAGAACGAGAGCATGAGGGTGATCTTCATCGACAAGAATAATGTCGTATATGGAGAGAATACCGATACGGAAGGTGATTTCAGGGGATATGAGCTCGGTGCCGTTTATCCGGGTGGACAGAGGTTCAAGAGTTCCGGAGAGAACGCCTCGCTTACGATCAACCTTGTTTACAAGGACGTTGAGAAAGCTTGGATGAACGCCATATCTTTCACCAGCGATATCGATATCTTGGACGAGGCGAAGGGATTGGTCTGGGTGGATGTCAAGAAATTGGCTACAGGCGAGAATAAGTACAAGGTCGTGGAGCATTATGGCGGTTTTGACTTGACAGAGATGTACGGTACGCTATTAGGTTCCTCCTCCGCATGGAATAACGTGACAGCCGCCACGTATAATCCCGATGACGGCACGTTGTCTCTTACTCCGTCCTCCGGTACTCCCGCGCTCAAGAGACCATCCGAGTTATACGCCGAGGACGTTAAAGGTATAGAGCAATGGTCATAAACGGGGTATCGTTCAATGATGAAGCTTGTCTCGGTATGGGAAGGAAGGCTTTCGTGAAGGCTCACGAGGGATCTTTCTTCCTCGACCGGGGAATGGCGGATCGAAGGAGGATATTAGGTGACGCTTATGATATAATGGAGAGGAACCATGGGGACGATAGCGGGAGTGGCGAACGCCGTGAGGACGCTGGAGAAGAACTTCTGGCCGGAGGTTACGAACAGCTTGAGGGAGAGCGAGGGATTGATCCATGACTTGATCACTGATCAACTCATGTCCGGGCTAGACGAGAACAAGGAGCCTTTGAAGCCTACCTATCTGGATGACCCGTATTTCGTGGAGACCACGAAGACCCCAAAGGCGGCGAGGGCCAAGGCCAGATGGTACAAGGCGATGAAGGAAAGCATAACCCCGCCTAGGTCCTCTGACATACTCCATCTGCCGCCACGAGACCCTAACACCCCCAACCTTATCATACGAGGCGATTACCACGCCAGTATAACGCCGATCGTGCAAGGCGGCAAGGATGGTGGCAAGATAGTCACGAGATCCATCGGTTTCTATGCCGGTGACGACGCTTTAGAGAAGAAATACGGCCCCGGTCATCTGGGTTTGACCCCGGAGGCTAGGGCTTATTTGATTGAGGAGCGGGTTGTTCCCGCGTTGGATAAGTTATTCAAGAAATACGGGTTCAAATGATAAAGCCGTGCAATTGCGCCTCGCAGAACAAGGCGATGGCCACATACGAGAACATAAGGAGGCTGGCTATCAAGATGGCCGTTTCCGATAAACGCATTTACGTGCTTATCCGTAAAACGGATGGCACGTTTGCCTTCGAGCCTATGAACGCTATAGAATCAAAGGGAAAGATCGTTGAGTATATTCATTATCTATGAGATATTATTAAAGACAATAAGATATGGCTAAAAAAAATGTTACTATATATCAGCACAGGGATATTAACGGGAATCCGGTGGCTAACTTGACTCCTGAGAGCGCCGTCTATGATAAAGACGGGAAGCGTCTTGATTACAAATTGGCAGGAATGGATATAGACAAAATAAAGGAGGCACAAGACGAAGCGTTGGAGTCTATAGCTGCCGCAGAGGAAAGCATGACCAAGAATATAGGCCTAGACACGTACCCTGTATTCTCCGATACCAAGCCCTACGTAAAAGGCGAGATCGTTAATTACGGCGGTCTCTTGTACGAGTTCACGGCTGATCATGAGGCGGGGGCGTGGATTGGCACGGACGCGAGGGAGACGAGCTTGAGGGGGGAGGTAAGTAATGTTACGGACAAATTTATCGTTTTAGGAAGTACTAATTTCATTAAAGATTGTTATGACATAACTAAAGATGAGAATATAACTATAACGCCTAATGGTATAATTAAAGATAATAATACATTTGATTATGTCGGTAAATCTGTTTACTTTGAAAATAGTGATTCAGGATTACTTGATTTTAGGTATATATTGAGTAATATTCCAGAATATGTTGAATATGGAAGAAAAATTAAGATTATAGCAGAAATTAGTGTAAAAGGAACTCCAAAAGGAGGTAATAATCAAATCAGAATTATTACTAACAATGAAAATGTAATAAATCATACTTCGAAAGAATATAATAAGGATGGAATATATAAATATCAAGCAGAGATAATATATTCACAAGAGATAAAATCTATAGGAATTTTTATAATAAGATATGTGGAACCTGCTTCAATAGAGGTTGGTAGAGTATATATTGGGTACGATAATTATGGTTCTATCATAGGAGATAATAATATATACAATAATATACAAAATCTATATTTAAAAAACACAGAACAATCATTAGATATAGAAAATAAAACTAATATTTTAGGTTCATATAACTTTATTAGAGATACATTTAATATTGTTGATAGCAACTGTAATATTTTAAATGGAGTAGTTGAAGAGAATACTGTATTTAATTATAATGGCAATGTTTGCAAATTTCATGGTACAGATAGCGATGTGGTAGATTGTCGTATAATACTACAAAAACTTCCTGATGACGTAAGAGTTGGATCTATGATTAAAGTTGTTGCTGAAGTTTTTGCAGAGGATATCCCAGATAAATATTACGTCAATTTTAGTGTTTTAAAAGCAGGAAGCTCCAGCAGACTGAATGAAAAAAAAATAGTAAATGGGTATTCTGTATATAAATCTGATAGTATAGAAGTTACTCAATCCATGAAAGATGCCATATATTCTTCTGTTGTATTATTTTTTCCTATTCAAACATTTGCCTATCCATGTAAAATTACAATAGGAAGAGTTTATATTGGATATGATACTAATGGAAGCTCACTAGGTGATTACAATATATACAAAAGATTAAATTCATTAGATGATACTACGGAAAATATCACTAATAAATTGAACTTATTAAAAGTTAATAATTCTCATAATTTCCTTACTTCATCTACTGATGTAAATAGTGATGTTTCCGTTGGAACATTTAATGCAGAACTTGCAGAAAATACTATATTTAACTATGAAGGTAATATGTTTAAATATAGTGGTGGAGAATCTATTAAAGATTGTCGAATATTTATGCAATACATTCCAAATTGGGTAAAAGTTGGACAAAAGATTAAGATTTTAGCAGAAGTTTATATAGACGGTGTTTATGCAAATTTTAGAAAATTGGTAGCAAATCAAGTTGTAGAAGGTGTAACTACTATGTATAGAGGATATAATGTTCTTGAATTTAAGGATATAGAAGTTACTGAATCACTTAAAAATGCAAAAGTAGGTGCTTTGGGAATTTTTACACCTCTACAAGCAGGTGATGTGACGGTCTATATAGGAAGAATGTATATGGGCTTAGACGGAGAGGGTTCACTTATAGGTGATACTAATTTGGATAAAAGACTTAAGGAATTAGAGAATTTTAATATAAAGGAAAAAATAAATTATTTAAGTAACGCTAATTCGCCTAATGTAATGGTATCGCCAAATGGTGATAGATTTATACTATCAATATCTGACTCTGGTCAAATCTCAGCAAGTAAAATATCTTGCAAGAAAATATTATACCTTGGAAATTCGTTTGTATCTCATATTCCAGATGAATCAAAAGGTTGGACACCTACTGAGGCATGGGGTATGGCTGCAGAAACAAAGGAAAAAGATTTTGTGCATAGAATTGATACCATGATTAAATCTATTATCCCTAATGCGGAAATAGCAGGAATAATCAACATTGTACCTTGGGAAGGTAATACTCACGGTTTCGAAAAAAGCAAATTAGATTATATACAAGATATTGATTTTGATTGCGTTGTATTTAGGGTTGGAGAAAATGTAAAAGAATGGGATGATTTTGACACACAGGCTATTGATTTGCTTGATAATCACATATTATCTGGTAAAAATAATATACCTGTGTTTGTTTCCTCTATGTTTTCTGTTGAAGCTCCTACTAACAGTATTAGTTCAAAAAATGAGGTATTGAAGAATATAGCAAATCATTATCATACTCCATTCTCTTATATAGGTGTTAATACTGGTACTCAAAATAATATATATAGTGCTATATTATCACCAATTCCTCCTAAATCGGATGGTACAGAATGGAATAAGTCTGATGTTATGTCAAGTGTACTTAATGGACATCCCGGTAATATTGGCCATGATTTTATTGCTTCAAGATTTTTCAATTCCATAAAACTATATTATAAATATTAAATATGTGTTATTATCGTTATCTCTCCTACATATCCGACATCGCCAATTGGTTAAAGTCCATCGCCATAGCCGCCGTTGTCACGGCGATGGACTTCGTTTCGCCGGCAGGGGTATGATGTATGACAATGTTGTCAAACATCCTAGGATTCTTGTGTTTTGTCATATGATTTCGTAACATTGTGATGTTAACTTTAAAAATTAGAACCTATGAGACCTTATGATGTAGATGAAGCTATGGATGTTATAGAGAACGGTGGCGAGTATGGGACTTCTTACCCTAATGAATGCTTTAGGGAACATGACATTCAAGAAGCGCATGATACCTTGGAAAGAGAGGGCTATAGCCAAGATTGCTACGGAAATTGGAGCAAGGATTGATTTCTTTGTTCGTCTTTAGTGAAGGAGACGATCCGAATTTGTGTTCGGGTCGTTTTTTTATCCTTAAATAGATGCATGATAGTTTATTATTCCTATATTTGGGGATAATATAAAACAGATAATTTAGAGCCTAAGAGCCATACCCGATAGAGTCACGTCTATGGGGTGTGGCTCTTTTTGTTTATGATTAAAGCTAATTTTATGGGATCATATTACACGACATGCGATGAGATACCTCTATGCAAGTTCATAGAGATGTACAAGGGAAATCTTAACGCCCTTATAAAAGGAGGGAGGACCAAGCCCACCGATGGGGAGTTAAGGAAAGCGGCGATGGGGCTTATTGACGAGTATTCCGTTATAACCGGGAACAAGAATATCGCTATCGAGATAGAGGATCGGTCAAGGACGGTGGATTGCAATATCAAGCTTATCCTGTTGGAGTCTGCGGATCATTTGATAGACGCTATGATGTACGCTGACGCTTCGGATATTCTTGGCAGGGTAGGTATCCGCATGCCGGAGGAGCCGGGAGAGCAAGATCTGATCGTCGCTAAAAAGAGAATCCAGTCCAAGATGTCGCAGGTGAAATATAGCCTGAGCGTTCTGGATAGGAACAAGTCTAAGGTGGTAGACCCCAAGGATAAAGATTTCACCCGTGAGAGAATGATCGTGTCCACCTATTTCAAGATGCGTATCGATCCTGACACGTTCACCGCGGCCGAGTACGGGAATATGATAAGGATTATGTTTAACCAATTAGAGGACATGAAGAATTATGGCGGGAAACGAGACTAAGATCACTGATATAGTAGGGAAAGAGGCGTTTGATCAACTGGAGCGTCTGGATAGGAAATTAGCGGATACGCAGAATGTCTATATCGGGTTGGTAAAAGAGATAGGGAAAGGGTTGACGATAAATCCCTCAAGCTTGTCAGAGTTGAACGCCAAGATCGAGGAGTACAAGAAAAATGTATCAGCGCTTAAAAGCACGATTGACACTCTCAATAAGACCAATGACCAGTACAAGAGAAAGATTGATGAGCTGATAGAGGTTAACAAGAGATATGCGGAAGCGGCTGGAAAGGTTCAAAATAGCTTAGATCAATCATCCTCTTCCATAGCCAAGGAATCAAACGCTATCTCGGAGAACATGAAAGCCAAGCAACAAGAGGTTGTCATAAGTCAGGAATTGAAGGGACTCATTGACCAGACATTGGGATCTAGGGAGGAGAATATACGCAGGGTCGCTCAAGAAAGGACGATATTGGCCCAACTATCCAAGGAGAAAAGCCAATTGAATAAAATGGAGAAAAGCGGGGCTATCTCAACTAAAGATGCCGTGCAAAAGAGGCTGGATCTGGTAAGGTCTGAATTGCTTCATCGAGAATCCTTGAGAGAGCTGTTGAACATTCTTACGAATGAGACAAAAATGATCAACTCGGCCAACGATAGTTATCAAGAGCAATCGTTGCAATTGGAGAGGCTGAGAAAGGCGTATCGGATGCTTTCCACGGAAGCCGCTAACAGCAAGTTAGGAGTAGAGTTGCAAAAGAATATAGCGGCTTTGGACACTCAGGTAAAATCTGTTGATAAAAGTCTGGGACAGCATCAGAGAAACGTGGGTAATTATGTCTCCACTTGGGATGGAATGGGAAACGCAATCAATCAATTAACCCGTGAGTTTCCAGCATTCTCGGTATCACTCCAGACCGGCTTTCTCGCTATCTCTAACAATATCCCTATATTGGTCGACCAAATATCTCGGATAAGGAAGGAGAACGCCGCCTTACGGGAGGAGGGACTGAAAGGTGTTCCCGTGTGGAAGCAAATAGCTAAGTCCGCTTTGTCTTGGAATACCTTGTTGTCGGTTGGTATAACTCTACTTACCGTATATGGTAAGGATATCTTTGAGTGGGGTAAAAACTTATTGTCATCCTCTAGCTCGGCTAAGGCCGCTTCGGAAGCCCAGAGAGACTTGAATTCATCCACCGGGGATTATGCCAAGGCTTTAAAGAACTCGACATCATCATATGGGGAGAATCTTGTAACATTACGCAACCTGCAAGCGGAATGGAATAATTTAGGAGATAATCTCAATAAGCAGAAGCAGTTTATCATTGATAACGCCTCTGAGTTTAAGAAATTAGATGTGTCAGTTACGGATGTTAATGACGCAGAGAATCTGCTAGTAGATAATACGGAGGCCTTTATTAATGCTATGTCATTAAGGGCACAAGCGGCAGCTGCGCAAAAATTAGCTCAAGAAAAATACACAGAAGCGTTACAAAAGGAAATCGAGGCTGAAAACAGAAGAAAAAATCCTACGTTTTGGGATAGGTTTGATCTTACAAAGGTATTAGATCCAACAGCTCAATCTCTATTATTTTTGACTGATAGATTTGAAGTCTTTTACAATACGTCAGATGAAGCTTTAGCTAAAGCCGGCAAAGCGGCTGATTCTATAGAAAAGGAAGGTAAGGAGGCTGAAAAGGCGGGAAACATATATCTGAATGCTATGCTTAAATTGAGAGAGGAAGAAAATAAAATATTAGGCAATTCCGATATTCAACTATACTCTAACGAGGAGAAACTTAAACGACAGCAGGAGCAAATAGAACGAGAGGCCAAGCGTAGGGAGAAATTAGAGATGGAGGCCGAACGGAATATTCAGGAGGCTCGTCTTAATGTGATGGATGAGGGGTATAAGAAAGACCGTCTTCTCTTGGAGCAATCTTTCCAAAAACGTATCGATGACGTAAAGACGAAAGGCGTAAGGGTTAATGAGCAAATCGAGGCTATTGAGGCTGAGAGAAGTAAGAAGTTGGCGGAATTCGACCGTAAGATCTCGGAGCAAAGGGCTAATGATGAGGCTCAAAATCGTCTTGCGATTGCAGAAAAAGGTAGCATGGATGAGCTTAATGCCCGTCTAGTCATATTACAATTGCAAAGAGATAAGGAATTAAAAGAGGCTGATAAGACTGAACAGGATAAGTCTTTGATTGTCGATAAATACAATAAACAAAGGCAGGATCTCTATAGAGATTATTATAAAAACTTGATGTCAACGCAACAATCTCAAAATGAAATATTCCTTTCTCAAAGGCAGATAGAGATAAACGAAGAGCTTAACATCTTGGCTAAACAATATGAGCAAGGGATTATCAAGAAAAAAGAATATGAGAAACAGAAATCGGATTTGGAGCATCAGTATGCTATGGAGTCATTGAACAGCCAATTGCAGATATTGGAGTCAAATCTTTACTTATTTAGCGGGAATGAGCGACTTGAGAAAGAGAAAGAGATAGCTCGCCTCCGTGTTCAATTATCTAAAGAGACCAGCGATAAAATCATAGAGGATGCCAAACGAGAGGAAGAGGAGCGAAAAAAAGTAGAACAGGCTAAAAAGCGCTTGATACAAGAATCTATATCTGCTATCATATCAATCGGTAATTCATTATTTCAACGTCAAATAGATAATGTAGATGCTGAAATAGAGGCTAACCAAGATGAGTATGACGCTAAGGTTGAGACTATAGACGCTCTTGCCGAGAAGGATATAATAACGACAGAGGAGGCCGAGGCCCGCAAGCGTGCGGCGGAGGAAGAGACCAGCCGCAAGAACAAGGAGCTAGAGAAGAAGAAGGCTGAGTTACAGACTAAACAGGCAAAGTTCCAGAAGGCGATGGATATAGCCCAGACAATAGCTGCCACATCTCTAGCTGTCACTAAAGCTTTACCTAATTTCGTCCTAGCGGCACTAGTAGGGGCGATGGGTGCCGTGCAACTAGCCACGATCATAGCCCAGCCCATCCCCAAATACGCCCATGGTACCGACAATCACCCCGGCGGTCTGGCTATCGTTGGCGATGGAGGCCGTAGTGAGGCGGTATTGGTAGGCGATAAGGCGTACATTACCCCGGATAAGCCCACCTTGCTGTCATTGCCGGCGGGAGCCGAGGTTGTTCCAGATCTCAATGATCCGGCTTTCCTTAGCCGCTTCGTGGATAACACGTATTGGCTTACCCACAATAAGAAAGGCGAGCCGGTTCAGATCGTCAATAATTTTGACACTGAAGGGATAATCAGAGCGAACCAAAGGATTGAAGCCGCTATTTATGATTTAGGGAGAACTATCAAGAGATCTAACGATGACGCTGCTTTTCAAGAGTATAAGCGAAGAAAAATGCGGGAATAGTTTTTGATATACCGAATCCTTTTATTATATTTGCTGGACATACAAGAAGACAGTAGAGCCTTAGAGCCATACCCGATAGAGTCACGTCTATGGGGTATGGCTCTTTTTGTTTTTACAGGTCAGCCTACCACGACAGGCTAGGAAGATTTTGGGCGACAGCGGTCGCTAACAGCCTCCTTGATACGATGTGTTGTGGCTCGTGTCGGGGAGGTTTTTTCATTAAGAGGTGCCGAAGTAATCAAAATAACAAAGTCGTTTTGATCTTATGGCTAAAATTGCGGGAGAAAATATTTTGAACAATTAAAATTTTAAGATATGGAAGCAATTAAAATTTTTGAGAACGATCGTTTCGGTGAAGTGAGAGTAGCCGGGACAAGTGAGAATCCTTTATTCTGCCTTGTGGACGTTTGCCGGGTTTTGGAAATAAAAAATCCAAGAGACTGCAAATCAAGATTAAAACCAGAGGGGGTAGTTTTGACCGACGGGGTCTCAAAGACTACTAATCAATATGGTATCACAACAGAGCAAGAAGTTACGTTGACTTTTATTAATGAGCAGAACCTCTACAAGGTAATCATGCGATCCGACAAGCCGCAAGCCGAACCATTCCAAGACTGGGTATGCGGAGAGGTTCTCCCTTCCATCCGTAAACATGGGGCGTATATGACAAACGATACACTGGAGAAAGCCTTGGCCTCGCCCGATTTCTTGATCCAGTTGGCCACAAACCTTAAAGAGGAACAACAAAAGCGTATCGAGGCCGAGCGGAAAGTAACAGAGGCCGCTCCCGCCGTGGCTTTCACGAAGGCCGTTCAATCAGCGAACAGTTCCTGCCTGATCGGTGAGCTCGCCAAGCTGATCGCTCAAAACGGATATTCTATTGGGGAGAAAAGGTTGTTCGCATGGATGCGTGACAACGGATATCTCGGAAAGCATGGTGAGAGATACAATATCCCTAACCAGCAATACGTAGAGCAAGGCTTGTTCGAGTTGAAGAAAGGCGTAAGATCAGGGGATAACGGGGTACTGCATACTACTATCACGCCGAAGGTCACCGGAAAAGGGCAAGTTTACTTCGTGAATAAGTTCTTAGGAAATAAGGAAGCTTGTTAATAAATAAAATAGGCTCATGAAGACGAATCAAGAGATGATCCGGAAAATGGGTGATTTTAATGTTGCCCAGCGGACAAGTGACGGATTCTTTAATGCAAATAGTTATTTGCGCAGCATTAATGGTTCTTCTGATTACGATTCAGATATAGATGAATATCTGGAGCAAAGTATGTTTAAGGATTTTGTATCTAAGGAAAATGGTATTACTTATATGCCATACTTTGTATTTGTAGATTTCTCATCTTATATTAAAAAAGGATTTGATTTATGTGCATTCACCCTATGCATGACTGACGAATGGAGAGAAAAGAAGGGAATTGTAGGGGAACATTCTAATCAAGCAATATAGAATATTTTTAATAGCTAAAAAAACTTAATAATATGGATAGTTTAGTATTTAAAGGCAATAATGGGCAAGTTGTTACTAATAGCTTGCTAGTGGCAGAGAAGTTTGGGAAAAGACATGCCAATGTTATTCGTGACATAGAAAAACTACTTAATACAGAGGATAAAGAACTAAACTCAAAAATGAGTTTAGCCTTTGTTATAGATACTTATGAGGATTCTACCGGGAAAAGTAATCCTGTATACATTATGAATAGAAAAGGATTCTCTATCCTTGTTATGGGATATAACGGGATTAAGGCTCTAAGGTTTAAGAATGATTTTTATGACGCTTTCGAAGAAATGGAGAAAGCGTTGAAAGAGCAAAGCAAACCTCTTTCATCCGCACAGATGTTTGCCATGCAAGCTAACATCAACTTGGAATATGAGAACAGGATATCCAATGTGGAAAAACGAATAGAAGCGATAGAGCAAGAACGAGAAGAAAATGGAAAACTCCTTTTGGCTATTCCTGTTTCAACGGAAAAGATACCGGAAATGAGTTTAAGAGATAAGATCAGACAGATGGTTAATAGATACTCTTCCGCCCATAATGTGAAACAACAGGATGTTTGGCGCAAGATATACGATCAATTGTACTATCTATATCATATATCTATTCGTAGCTATAAGAAGAAAAACGGAGAGTCTAATTTGGATATCGCTGAGAAGCATCGTTTTATTGAGTATATCTACAATATTATCTCCAATATGATCAGAGAGAAAGGGGTTGCTTGATTATTATGGTTGCTCAAACAAAATATAGACATGATTTGATTTAGTTTTCATAAGCCCCCTCATGTCGTGAGACAGCAAGGGGGATAAAAAATCCCCTCCAGAGCCTTTTGGGTGGAGGGGATTTGAGGTGGGCTACCAATCGTCATTGTTATTAGAATTGTCTGTGTCATATATCAATGAGTTAATTAGCCCATTGATAAAAATTTCAATTTCATCTTTAGCCTCTTTATATCTAATATCTCCATTAGTTTTAAATAAATACAGATCAGTGCTGTTTTTACCCTTACCTAAAAACAAGTAACACTTTTCCATATAACCGCTATAAGTATATAGTTTATTCTCGGAAGGAGTATCCACTCTAATTCTATTATCCTTAAACCTAAAGATCAGATTACATTCCAAGGTATATGTAAATTTCTTTCCTAAAACTTTTACTTGGCAAATATCTTTGTATACACCTCTTAAATTAATCATTTCATTAGGGATATTACTTGTCACATCATCTGGAGAGATATATTTAGACGTGATAGAAGATAAGACCTTAGCGTAAAGGTCGCTGGCTTTTTGATCATCAAAATTGAAAACAACGTAATTTTGTGATGGATTTTCTTTATTTATAAATCCACCGGGGACAATTTCAAATTGAGCTTGTGCTATGCCGCAATTTAAAATAATTAAAAATAAAAATATTTTTTTCATTAGATATCACAAATATATAAATTATAATCCCGGAATTTGTATTTGAAAGTCATAACTGCCATGATGATTGCCGCAAAACAAACTGCCTTTATCTGTGTTATTCTTACATCCTATTTTGACACATGTCTGATTAGTCTTTTCCCCGTTCATTTTTTTATATAAATCCTTTTTAAGTTCAATGATATATAGATCTTTTTTGGAGTCTATATAATTTATAATCAAGGATTTCTTATTCTTATCAAAACTGCCAAGATATTCCCCTGTGAGATTATTTCTAATAGAGTCATTAGACATTTTTCCTATAAAACCTAGCCTTATGGCCTTATCTTCTTTTTTATTTGCCATTAGCACGATAAGATCTTCCAATATTAACGCTCCTGCAAGACCGTCGTATTGAACTTCATGATTATTGTTTACCACTGAGATAATACCGTATTCTCCTTCTGTAGGGGAATTAGTATCTATTGGATTTAAAGGATCGTCCTTCGAACAAGAGCATACCATTAAAGCTATACAAATTATAGCAAACAATATTTTCTTCATGACTTGATTTAGTTTAATTAATGATGGGACAAAGATAGATAATAGTGTTAACAAAAGCAAATAGTATAGGAGAAAATTACATGTTCGATAACATATTTCTTAATTTAAGTAGTACTTACCTTGCCAACGCAGTATATCTCCTATGCGACTTGAAGCATATATTAGATGACAAAGTAAGTATATGTTCTATTCCAAATCACAACATTACAGCAACTTGCTTTTCCACGGCTTTTTTTATGAAAGCGTTAATAGAAACGCCTGCTTGCTTTGCCAGAACAGCCACTCTACTATGAAGTTCCGGTGATAAACGAACGTTCAATGAACCTGAATAGCTCTTATGCGGTTCAATCCCCTCTTCCTCGCAATACGCCAGATAATCATCTACAGCCTCGTGGAAAGCCGTTGTAAGTTCCTGCACGCTTTCCCCCTCAAAATTAACAAGACCATCAATGCCCTCTATCTTCCCGAAAAAGACATTGTCCCTTTCGCTGAAAGATACAGACCCGATATAACCTTTATAAGTCAATGTATTCATAATAACCTCCTTTACTTTATATATCCTGCTTCTGTTAAATCATCCAATACTTGCTTCATGGCATACCCTTTTATTATGTTTCCGGGATGGGGTTTGTGCAACATGATAGGACGTTTGTCGCCATTGCGATAAATCACTCTTGACCCAGACGTTTTACCCTTGTTAGATTTCTCGTACCCGAAAACAGCCAAGAGGCGTTCCATCTCGTCAAAAGTGAAATCGCTTGGCTGCTTTTTAAAGCGTTCTATGAGCTTTTCTTTTGTTCCCATAATTAAATCTTTGCGCAAAAGTAACTATTTTATAGTTGCAATACAATTTTTTAGAGCATAAAAAGCCCTATCAATCATTTTCTTTTGGTTTGGTTAGTTCTATATTTACTTCTTTGCCACAATGAGGACAAATTACATTTAAAGAGTTGCTTGCTGGTGTACTTTTGTAATCGTCAAATAGAGAAGCTAAAGGTACATTCAATTCTTTAGCGATATTAGAAAGTACACTGATAGATGCACTGCCTTTTTCTCTTATAATACCACTTATATACTGAGGTGTTACGCCCATTCTTTCAGCTAAGTTTTTTGCTGAAATACCTTTTTCGTCTAAGATTTCTTTTATTCTGTACATATCTATAATAGTTTATACCACAAAAGTAATATGCTTTATTGTAATTAAATCAATACGCTTTACTAAATAAAGTTAAATACTTTATTGTTTAAATCATATAGCTTGTCTAGTAAAGTTATATGCTTTATATTTGCATCATCAAAATAAAACAACAGTACAATGGCAACACAGAAATACAACAAGAGTGAGATCATGAAAGACGCATGGAGATTATTCAGACGTTACCGCAAATTCTCTTGGTCTTTTGGCAAGTGCCTTTCTATAGCATGGGATAACGCCAAGATAGAGATAAAGAATAAGGAGGCCAAGGCCAAGAGATTAGCAGAGGAAGAAGCTAGACGCATCGAGTATCGCAAGCGTGTTGTCTTATCTCATGTCGGTATGGCTAGCCTTTATGCTAACAGGGTTTATTCGGGTGATTGATATACATTAATAATATAAGGAATATGGAAACGATAGAAGTATTGAAGAACGTGCAAAGGATTGCGTTGGAGTGTATGATCGGAAAGAAACCGGTACATATAAACGTAGGCGTTATGCCGGAGACGGGTGGTTTATGCGTAACCGTACAAGACAGGTCTCACGATGTGGTCTACATGGAGATATTCAATGACTGGATGCCGGATCACAAGGAATGGAATAAAAAGACCTACGATAGATTCATGAGCGTGATAAGCGACATGACTTGCGTAAGGCTTGCGGGATAACTCGAACGACGGGGAGAGGATCGGAAGTAGATGCCCCTCCGGTAATACGGCCGGAGGGTTTGGTGGAGTTATTTCAATGATAATTAAATGATTGCATGGAATAATAAGAAATAGGATGATTTTAGTATCTGATGGTATTATTGTTTATCTATCTGAAATACATTGATATAGAGTGTTAATAAAATATATTATTTAGAATGGTTCTAAATTAATGCGATTTTAGGTACCGTTATCTGTCCTTATCTATCGTTATCTATCCGTTTTGTTTTGTGCTTAAAATAAGGATGTTGTTTGATTATTTTTTAATTATAAACTTTGCGTATGAGAACACCAGAATTAAGCGGGAATAAGTTCTCCGCTATAGAGCAAAAGGAAGTCTTGGTCAAGTTGATGGACTTTGACGGGGACAAGGAATTATGGATTCACTCGGAACTTGGTGGCAACACCATGACATTCGGGATGAAGGAAGCAAGGCGGTTAAGGGATTTCTTCAACAGTCTCGATCTAAGGGACTAGAAGGATGGCCTTGTCGGGGTTCGATTCCCCGACCGCTACAATCAGTCAAAGTAAATCCCCGAAAGCGGAAGTGACTGAGCCGCTAACGGGGATATATACAAATATGAACGCATTCAAAGTTACGGAAATTTTGAATACTAAATAAATTAATAATAAAAAATATGATTTCGAATTTGCATATGTTGGAAATAGTTCGCACCTTTGTAGTGCTACAATTCTTTATTATTTATTATGCCTATGGGATTTTTTATACCCATAAGGAAACTTATGTAAAAATATATAGGCAAGTTGTACCCATACTTTATTTAGCCCATGGCATAATAAAGAACTGTAGCAAGTGGGGTACTTCTTGCCTTTCTTTGTTTAATGTTTAATTTTCATTGTTTATGCTACAGTTGAATGAAAATTACTCAAACGGCAATAATATTGCTGTATTAGGTACGGCTAACCCCTCCGAAATGGGGAAAATCTTTTCTTATAATGGTAATAATGTTACCATGCGTGTACGGAAAGGCGTTGTTTATGTAAACCTTACAGAGGTAGCGAAAGCTTTTCCTGATAAAAATCTTACTCATATTATTAACTCGCAGGAAATCAGCGATTATTGTGAAAAGTTTTCCAAACTACAAAATTGTAGTTTGGCTGATTTACTGATAATTACAAGAGGCGGAAATAATCCCGGAACTTGGGCGCATCAACGTGTCGCCCTCCGAGTAGCCCAGAAGTTATCAACGGAATTTTCGATATGGGTAGATGAGAGAATAGAGGAGCTTCTCACTACAGGTCATAGCTCGCTCCAACAACAATACCCGGTGCCTCAATCCTACGGGGAGGCCCTAATGCTAGCCGCACAGCAACAGATGCGAATAGAGGAGCAGCAGAAGAGGCTAGAGCAAAAGAATGAGGAGATAACGGAGTTGAGAGCGGAGAACGTGGAACTACAGCATCAAAGCGAGTATGCCCGTTTTATCCTCCAGAGCAAGAAGACCGTTCTTGTCACCCAGATAGCGCAGGATTATGGAATGACAGCCATAAGATTCAACGCCTTGTTGCGTGATCTCCGCATACAACGAAAGGTCAACGGGCAATGGATATTGTACGGGGAGTATCTAGGTAAGGGCTATGTCCATAGTGCCACTCACAACTACACTCATTCCAACGGCAGCCCGGACGTGAGCCTTAATACCGAATGGACTCAGAAAGGACGCTTGTTCTTATATGAGGAGCTAAAACGAAACGGCATTCTTCCATTGATCGAGAGATCAGACAAAAACTAATTGATATACATATATTATTGAGGTACGATATAAAGGCGTATGGCCAAGACTTTAACCATTTGTGACTTGAAAATAATTGTGAAATATTAAAAGATTGATTGAATATGAAAGAGAATGAGATTAAAAGCATCGTCGTGAAAGCCGACGGTAACGAGATCAAGGTTGATCATGCGCATGAGTTGGTAATAGGGAACTTGACCATAACCCCGGAAATGATGAGAGAGATAAAGAGTATGTCCACTTGCCTGTTCTCTAAGGATATGGACGATATGATAGATACGCTTATCAATTTGAGTTGCGAGGGTGATTACGAGGACGGGTATATCATGGACAAGATGAGGGCCGTGTCATGCGTGAGGGATTTCTTGCGGGTGATCGAGAAAGATAAGACGATTGATTAGTTGATATTATCTTAATAGTCATTATCTTTGTGACAGAGCCAAAGAGCCATACCGGAGACGTATTTGTCCCCGGGCGGCTCTTGTTATTTATACGCTTATGATAAAGATTTCTTTGATAATAGACAGTAAGGAGACGGATATAACCAACGATCTAAAGAATTGGGATGATATCGAGTTATCTTTTACTCGAAAGGATTTTGGTGGAATATATCGTAAGTTCGCCAAGAAGTTCGAGTTCGTAAAAGGAGCTTACGATCTTTTGACGGATTTATACCTATCCAAGTATATTGAATCTTCCGCAAAGATAGTGATATATCGGCAAATTAACGATCTTACGTACAAAGAGGCGTATCGTTGTTCTTTGGACTTTATGAGCTATAGTGACGATGGGCATACGCTTACCTTGAGCGCAATCGATGATGATACCTATTCCATTATCAACTCCCAGAAATCGCAGACTTTTGATATCCCTGTGAGTGATATAAATAAAATAAGCTTGATTTATAAAAGAATATATCTTAATAATAGGGTATCTTGGGTTATAAATCCAAATGACCCAGATAATGAACAGACAGACCCGGATGTTTATCCTATAAGGTTCGCTCTTGCCTCGGAGTTCCCTATGGTATACGGTGACGCTAATTTTCCTATCAAAGGGATGATTGAGCAGTTTGATATAGGTTCCCATGTTGGAGAATTATCTTATTATAGCATGACATCGTTCGTGAAAGCCTTAGCTCCGGTTAGTATAAGATTGATATTAAAGTTTGATATGAGGCTTGATTCTTATGACATGGATTTCATGCCTTCTTTGTGTTTAGGTAAAAGGAAAAAAGAGGAGATAGAGTTTCCCAAAGAAGATATAGCCTACTTTTCAGGTATTGGACAAATCGTAAATGTTAATATCGATCGAGGCATAGACCTAGAGGAAGGTGATGAATTAATGCTATTCTTTGTTTATCCCAATAGCATAATTACATATGCGAAAGCCACGTTATTAAACGTGAAAGATATAAGCGTAACGTATATCGCAAAAGGAGATCCGGTAACCATAGATGCCATTAGAGCTTCTGATTTGCTGACATCCTTGCTTAAAAAGATAGGGCTTAAGGATTATACCGGGGAAATAAAGACCGGGAATATTCCGATCCCCTATATCATGGCGGCTGAGAGCGTACGTGGGATCAAGGACGCAAAGATACATACGTCATTCTCTAAGTTCACGGAGTTCGCCAAGGCCGTGTTAGGCTATGACTGGGAGATAGATGATGTCAACAGAAAGGTTATATTTAAGCCTTTGGGCGATTTTTATGATTCCGTGACCGATCCGTTGCCATTGACGGAGATAAACTCCATGACTCATACGATAGATAGTTCGGTAGTCTATAGCGGCGTGGAAGTGGGTTACGACAAACAGGAATACGACGAGATAAACGGGCGTGACGAGTTTCATTTCACGAACTCATTCAGCACGGGGATAAAGGCCACGGACAATGTCTTGAAGTTGATAAGCCCTTATCGTGCCGATCCTTATGGCATAGAGTTCCTCGTGACTGAGAGGAATGAGGAGACGAAGGACACTGATTCGGACAATGACGTGTTTATTGTGGATGCCGTCTTTGGAAGTGGAGGATTAACCCCTCGTACAATGATCGTTGAGCCATCATATCCCATAACCGGCGTTCTATTCCCCGATACCATGTTCAACGCCGCCTATTCCCCAAGGAATATGCTGATGGCCAACAAGGGATACGTCGGTATGTCCGCTAGCGGTTTGATGTTCACGTCCTCGGAGGGCAATGCCGATGTATCCATAAAAGGCATATCGGAACGTGGAGGGATTTCCATAGAAGATAGTGATAGGTTGTTGAGATCCGATAAGATAAAGGTGTCTACAATTGGGTTATCCCCGTTCCCGGGTAACTATAAGGGACGGGTATCATGCTCCTTTTCCGGCAAGACTTACGTGGGATACGTGTCCGATATAACCGAGCGTATCGGGAAAGGTCAGACGGTAGATTATGAGTTGCTCCTTAAAAACATAACATAACCGTTTGATTATAAAAAAATAATACTTACTTTTGTCTCAGAGCCTAAGAGCCGTTCCCGGAGGAGTCGTATCCTTTGGGTGCGGCTCTTTTTATTTATATGCGTATATGAGGTTGAAAGATTGCATTAGCGAGGTTTGCCCTCTCCTTTTTGACGTGAGTTCCCCGTCCGTGGAGAGACCGGTGGAGTATATCCAGAGGATTGGGTGGGATAACGATCCTATCATCGTGCAATGCCTGATGGGTAACGTGAGCTGCTATATGCGAATATACGATCTCTCCACGGGGCAATATATACGGGTGAATCCCTCCAAGATCAAGATAAACAATACTTCCTATTTATATGAGTTCATGATAACGATGGATCTTGACAACGGTATTTACAAGGCCGTGATAATGACGGGGTACCAATCCTTGGAGAGTGTCGTGTTCCGTAAATGTGACATTGACGAGTTTGCCGACTGCTCCTTGATAAGATATACCCATCCTGATAATATCGTTCCGTTCAAGGCCATATTCGATGCGGGGGATGATCGCAAGAGAGTATTTACCTTAGCCGTAGAGGGAGGTTTCAAGACGGATGGTAGGTCATTGCATGTGAGTAACGAGTTCTTTCGTACTCAAAACCAGAAACTCATAGAGCTATATAGCGTTCCGTACGATGACATGACTTTTACCCTTGGGGATAATAGGGGAGTCCCGTTCGAGATGGGGAGATTGCTGAACAATATCCTATGCCTAGGCCATGTGGAGATAAACGGGGAGAGATACGTGAGGAGCGAGTCCAGCGTTCCAGAGCAACAAGTAGTATTGGAGGGCTCACCACAATATATCTATACGGTCAAGCTGGAGAGATCCCCATACGAAGAAGAAGACTATGCGGATTCTCCCAATCTATGGTTCCTGCGTGACGATTTCGTGGACGCTAACGGATATGTGCTTACTAACGAAGATTTATCATGGGAGGATTGATTTATGGGAAATAACGCTTCTACGAGAAGAGGGATAAGACCTAGGATACCGGACGTGCTTACGGTTAGCGTTACGGATGACAAGATGGGATCGGACTATACTGTATACTCATCCGCCTCTACGGATAAGTATTTTTTTAGGAAAGGGAACGTGATGTCCAATAAGGACAGGTATTATATAGATGAGGAACATGTGTTCAGCTCTTACCTAGCCGATTACCTGTTCATGTACAAGAGGGATGTCGTAAAGGGAGGTGAGACCTATGAGCCTAGCGATACGAAGGTCTTCTCTGTCAGTAAGTCCATAGAGCTTTTCGTCACGAAGACCCAGTTAAGCGATTCTATAAACGATGTCAGGTCGGAAATTCCGGATGTCAGCGGTTTTCTAACATCTTCAGATCTTAGCGGATACGCTACTAAATCTGATTTGGATAGCTTAAGGGATGAGATAATAGGAATGTTGCCTGAGAGCGGAGCAAAATAATAAAAAACGATAAAAAAAATAGATGTATGGCTATAACGATACAACCCATCAAGGATAATAGGAATGGTCAGACTCCGGATAACGGGGCGCAGATGGTCGATAAGATCAACAGCAATTTTAAAAATGTATCAGAGGAAATAGGAGAGGTGGACGGTGACGCTGTCCATTTGGGAGATCAGTCATCCCAAGTAAATTATGAGACTCCTAAGACCTCCGCTGACATGGCGATACAAGCGGTGAAGGATGACAAGGGAAACGTGATAAGGGATAATTATTCTACAAACATGGCTACCGGTATAGACGAGTTCCCAGAATTCTCCGATAAAGGAGTGTACAATGCGGGGGATATCGTGAGAAAGGATGGGCGTATATACGAGTTTAAGCAAGCCCATTCCTCGAAACCGTGGATTGGCACAGACGCGAGGGAGACGAGCTTGAGGGGGGAGGTTATAAAACGTGGAATCAATTCGGATTCTTATTCTGGGTATCCGATCGTTGAACTAGGGCATCTTTACAATTCAGATAACAACGGTGTTGGAGAATATATAGCCCACCCTTTATGGGATGCCATAACGTTAAGAGTCTATAAACCAAAAGGGAAAATTGAAGTTTACGGAGCAAATGTGCATGGCTATGTATTTTTTGATGAACCCATAATTAAAGACAGAACTTTACTTGTTAACAGGTCCGGTATTGTTCCGAAGGGTGCAAAACTTTGCGTAATTAATTTGAGAAAGGAAGACAACCCGGATGGATACGATAATTTGAGGGTTCTCCAATACGCAAGCGGAGCCGACCGAAACAAGGTGTCATCATTGAACGAAAACGCTTTGCAAGTATTTGGCGATTTTTATAATATGGCGGTAAAGTTTGACGACCAAGACATTACGCCGGAACCAATAACCGGACAATGGTTTGACCCTGATAGGGGTATGCTGATTGTAAATGAGTACTTTAAATGCTACAAATTGGATGTTTCCGAGTATGTGGGTAAAGTATTGCATGCAAATACAAGAACATCCGGGGATATGTGGAGTTGTACAATGACAGATGAGAACAACGTTGTTATAGCAAGGTTTAATCAGCGTGCAACAGACGATGGACAAAATTATGAAGTTGACCGAATGTTTTATATTGGTAATGACATAAAGTATTTATATGTCAATTGCCGAACTGATTTTGATAACGCATACATAAAGACAACAAAGACAGAATTAAATAAGAATAGAATTGACATTGGCCCGGTTAATACTAAGATGCGGGATGTTGCAACCTATATCGGCGAACCATTTTTAATTCCTGATCATTATGCCGAATTAGATGGCGTGGATTCTGATAAAGGTAATATTAAGCCTCACTACGATTGGGATATAATCGTTATTAAATTATTATCCAATAAACCGATTGTTGTTGCTGGTTCGGCATGTAAATACTATTGTTTTTATAGTTCTGGCGACCTTAAAAATGAAACATATTTGGGAGTAAATTCAACCGGAAATTATATTGACGGGGCTAAATATGCAGCATTGTTGTTTGAAAAAAAACAAAATCCGAATGGTATAAACTACAATTCAGTCCGAATTATACAGGATGGAACCGTTATAAAACATGACGACGTGTTGCGAAAAAAAAACATTGAAGAATTAACCCCTGTTGAAGTTGTACAAGGTTATTTTATTCTTCCGGATGGAACACGAAAAGAGAATACAGGCATGAGATATGAACGTTATAATTTGCCTAATACTATTTATGATGTGTTATTATTTAGCTCTTCTTATGGAAGTAATGTAAATATAGCCCCAATCTTTTATTTTGATAAGGACGATAATTTAATTAGTTATGAATACTTTTTTGATATGACCCCCGGAGGCGTTGAATTTAGCAATACACCTTTACATATACCTTATAATACATCATATATATTGTTTAATATAGTCGATCGGAGAGGCGGTACACTGTATATGCAAACAAAGAGGGAATATTACGATTTGGCGCAAATGGAAACGGATATTGAAAATATCAAAAGAGGCAAGTTGATCAAATTACATGTTTACGATACGGAACCCGCAAGTGGTAAAGATGTGTTCTATGTGCGTGCCAAATATAACGATACAAAGGATATTATATTAAGATACTATATAAACGATAATACATTATTGTCCCCACATTCAGCGTATGTTGGTTTAAATACTCTTAGAGACGAGGAATTGATGATAGCCGCAAACTGTGTATCTACTCATACCGATAGCACGTCTCCTTTGCTTAATAGCATGTTGTATTGGCATCTGTATGCGCAACATGGGTATCTTATTCCGGTAGTTCTAAATACCGTGGGATTGACAATCGATGATATTGGGTCGTTGTGGGAAGATCAATTAGACCGTCAATACAATATTGGAAATGTAATAGATTCGTACATTTATTTATTGCCGGTTATCACGCATGGAACTGAAGGTAATGATACAAGGGGGTGGAAAACACCATCGAGTCCGAAAATTGTAACATTGAAACACGTAAGTGGTGATAGTATTACCACGCCAATAACTGTAGAGTCGCAAACAAGAAGGCAGCTGTACCCTATAATGAAACATGAGAATCGAAAATTTTATATTGACGGCAAAGAATTAACCGAACCAGGCGATTACGAATGTGACAATTTCACGGTATCAGAGAGCCAAATCGGGTATGATCCTGCGAGTATTGAAAAATGGTTTCCAATACCTGGTATAATAGGTACTACGGATTTGACTGGGGCCGTTGAAATGGCACGGTTTACGTGGAGTTATAATTTTAAGGGTGCGCAATGTTGTGTTAATACTACGATTGACATACGCCGCAAAGTTGAGTGTCAAAGTTACGGAGCGTCGCAACAACAAACGTTCGTTGATACGGGCAATTATAAGGCAATGTTTATGATACCCAAAGCCGCACCGCAAGGGGGTAAAGAATTAGATAAGCCGTTTAATTCACCATCATTGGATTTACCTAGTTATATGTTCTTTAGGAATTCTACGTATTTAAAAGACGTTGATAAACCGATTGACCGATTAATTGCCATGTTGCATAATACTGATAACAACACGTACTTAGTTGGTATGGCGGTTGGTTTATCGCTTGTAAGCGGAGAAACAATTCCGGAAAAGCGAAATGCAAACATTCCAATTGCAACGTCTACGGATGGACACCAAAGACTAGGTAGTTTTAGCCCATCGAATACGAATAAATTCTATATCGCGGCAATAAATACTGCGCCATTTGCTGACGATGGTTATAATTTACCGAATACTTATTTTAAGGAAATAAACTATTATGTTTCTTATTTTGACCCAGCTGAAAATATAGGGCAATGTTATTGGTATAAGGATGGTAATAGCTATATTATCTATTCGCATTGTCAAAGCGTACAAAGACGGGTTCCGTTGAAGTTGCCGGATTTCATGGAAGGGTTGGGAGTTGAGATAGTAGAGAAAACAGACAACGCCGTATTATTGACTGATACCGTGCAAAACGGAAAGTTGTTTGTAAGTTACAACACGGACGATTCAAATTACATCGTACTAAAAACAAAATAAATAACGTATGTACCGCTACATCTCCTACATATCAGACCTCGCAAATTGGGCCAAGTCCATCGCCATAGCCGCCGTTGTCACGGCGATGGACTTCGTTTCGCCGATCGAGAATTTCTTGGTGGTGATCCTGTCGCTGGCCTTCATCGATACGTTCTGGGGGTTGGCTGCGGATCACGGGGATTTCCGGAAGAGCAAGTTCATCCGTAGCTGGGTGTACATGCTAATCTATTTCCTGATCATAATTATCTCATTCTGGGTAGGTGTGATGATGGATATATCGGAGGATGACGCCAAGGCTTTCGTATCTTGGATCACGTGGGCGATGATATGGTTTTATGGTACTAATGTATTGAAGAACATGGGCAAGGTATTCCCGGATAACAAGGTGATAGCCTTCTTGTATTGGGTTGCCGCCGTAAAATTCATTAGTAAGGTCAATTTCTTGGATGAGTATAACAAGACAAAGAATAAAAAAGGCTCCCCTGATCCAAAAGGATAGGGGAGCTGGATAAATTTTAGCTTCCTGTCTTTCGCAAGGGAGGATAGCAAGGTTAACAAAGCGCATAAAAGTATAAAAAATAATTGATATGAGAACGATTAACAGGAAAATCAACTTGATCGTGATCCATTGTTCAGCCACTAGGGTAGATAAGGATTATACCCCTGAGCAATTAGAGAGAGACCACAAGGCGAGAGGATTCAACTCCGCGGGTTATAACTATTATATCCGGAAGAGCGGGGAGATAGTATCTATGCGTCCATTGGAATTGATTCCGGCTCATGTGACCGGATATAACAAGAACAGTATAGGAATATGCTATGAGGGTGGTCTTGATCCGGACGGGAATCCGGATGATACACGTACGGAGGCACAGAGACAGTCAATTATAAGGCTGTTGTTGGATTTGGTCGTACAGTTCCCGGATAGTAGGATCTGCGGTCATCGTGACCTATCCCCGGATCTTAACGGTAACGGTAAGATTGAACCGGACGAGTGGATGAAGATGTGTCCGTGTTTTAATGCCGAGGAGGAGTATCGCAATATATGAAACCTTGGCAAGTAATATTAATACTAGTGTGCTTGGTAGCCAGTTTCACGGCTGGCTACCATGTCCGGGGGGATGTGGCCAGTGATTCGATATCCAAGACCGACACGTCCGCCAAGGTGGATACGATACATGACAGCATCCCGTACCCAGTCTATGAGACATTGGTGCGGACGATACCGGAGCCGTTCCCTGTTTATATCACGTTGGATGGTGACACGGTAAAGGAACCTGTATATGTTCCTTTACCTATAACCAGCAAGGAGTACAAGACGGATGATTATAAACTGTCGATTTCGGGTTACAAGCCAAATCTCGATTACATCGAGGTTTATAGAAGGACTGAGTATATAACCAAGACGATCACCCCCCGTAGATGGGGAATAGGTGTTATTGCCGGTTATGGGATCGGGAAACATGGACTATCACCTTACGTTGGATTGGGTGGATTCTGCAGGATTTGGTGAGGCCTCCATGACTCACGTCCGGGAAGCCCCTATTAACTAGTAATAATAATTCGTCATATGAATAACAAGGGTTGACGTTTTTTTGTTCATGTTTAATTTAATATTAGTTTGATGGTGACTTCGTGAGAACGAGCCGGAAAGGGAGGATAAAGAAAAAGAATCTTCCCTAAATAATCGGATCGGAAGTTTGATTATTTTTTCATGCCACGCACGACGGGAAGATTCTTATATGTCTTTCTGCCGTGCATTTTTTTGCCGGCTTGATAGTAAAACAAACCACGAAATAAAAAGTTTATGAATAAGGTGGAAATTTTTTACAAAAAAGTGATAGAGGCAGTCTGCAAGGAGTGCGGAACCGATCCGGTAATGATGTTTAGCAACAACAAGGAGAGGAACGTTGACGCTAGGGGAGTGGCTATAACCATACTGGCCGATCGCAAGTTGAGCGACAATATCATATCCGATCTGACGGGGATGACGAGGCAAGCCGTGAACCGGATGCGTAACTTGTACCCGGACAGGATAAGGAGGAGTTACTACCTGAGGAGGACGGTGGAGAGCGTCAAAGAGGAGCTATCCGGTACGGTCTGAGGGTGCGTTATGTTGTAAGGCATGTGATTTGTCTATGAAAAAATTTTCATATAACAAAATTTTGTGCGACCTTTGCGGCGTAAAAGGTGATTTTGTAGCCTCGTCAAGTAACCAGCCTTGGCAGAGGCTTTGTTGTATACGAAAAGTTTCATTATGGAAATATATATGCCACATGCGGTAAATGATATTAGGATAGGAGAAGCCTTCAATCATCTATTCAGGATAATCCTGAAAATGGAGAATTCCGATGATGATGATTTCATATGGAACTTCCAATATACGGCATTTGTGACTCCATTTTTCTTATTGCCTCTTATGCTTTATAGAGATAAGTGCGGTAAGAATGTGGTTTGCAAGAATATATCGGACAGTGTTAAAAGCTATCTGGACTCTATTCATTTTGAAGGAGGTGTAGTAGCTGACAGTGTTAGTGATTTTCATAATTATATGGAATATTTTTCTATGAAAAAATATATTCCTATAATAAAGTTCCCGGGATGTAAAAGCAAGGATAGCATAAAAAACGATATACTGTCTGTAGCAGAGAATATAATGATAAGGCAATTAAATATTGAAGGAGAGTTGAGAAAGGCTTTATCTTATATGCTGACTGAGACGATTGACAATATATCTGAACATTCAGAGAGTGAATTTGGTTATATATTTGCTCAGTATTATCCGTCAAAGAGTTATATAGACATTTGCATAGCGGATAATGGTATAAGTATACTGGGTAGTTATGTTAAGTCTGGCAAGGGAGGTATAACTAACGATGTGGAGGCTTTAAAAAGCGCTGGAAAGGGTATATCGACTAAAAATTTACCAGATACCGAGAATCGTGGTTATGGTATAAGTACTTGCAAGAGAATGTTGTCTAAGGGACTTGGAGGAACATATTTTTTGCTGTCAGGGCAAGCATTTCATCTTATGTCAGAGGAAGAGACATCATATATAGGACTTCCTGATTATATAAAATGGGATGGAACTATAGTGGCATTAAGGATACCATATAAAGAGGAAAGGATGTTTAATTTTTATGAATATTTAGAATGAAGATCATGGAAAAGACAATTGTGATATCAGAATTGATAAGGGGAGAGCTTCGTTCTAGGACAGAAGCTAAAAAAATCTATATGAGGGCTAAGGATTTGAATAGCCCATGTGTACGTATAGATTTTAAGGATGTATACTTTATGTCTCGATCATTTGCGGATGAGTTATGCAATACAATAGAGGCTTTGGCCTTGGATAAAGTGAGGGTCTCTATGGAGAATGAGAACGACTCTATAGATCTGATGATGAAAATAGTAAAAGGTAATAGAAATAAACCGAGGAATATGCATGAGGACAGTGAGGTTAAAGAATTTTCGGACATGGATTCATTGTCAGAGTTCCTGTCTACCATATAAAATTATTTCATGCTATATAAAAGAGAATGATATGAAAAATCCAAAAATAGCTAAGGAGTATAATGAATTCCTAGAAAGGAATAGTTTTGATAAATACTCAGATAGAAAAAAATATATATCTAGTCCAACCACGCTACAATGCATGTATTGGAAACAGGTGGAACCGGTAGAAATAAAAAGTAACCAACCATAAAAATTAAGCGTTGTATATGCCTTTGGTTTGAAAGGTTTAAACAACAACAATAAGCGTCGTCAACACAAATTGGCGGCGCTTTTTTTGTCTTATCCCCTTCCGCAAAGAACTAGCAACAACCTCGCAACAAGCTAGCAAGGAGATATTTATTTAGCAAGGCACTTCTCTGGATTTTTGTGGTGTCCGGGATAACCCGGATATGACCATAAAAAACTTCACATATGGAAGCAGAGAAAATCATTAAAGAGAAAGAGATCGTCCATGAGGATGAGCACAGGGATTACGCGAGCAAGGGCGTGGGTAACGCCGGCTTGACATTGGGTATCATTGGTACGGCTCTTGGAGCTTGGGCGGTGTCACGTAACCGTGGCGGCTTGTTCGGCGGTGGCTGGGGAGCCGGTATGCCCGAGAACGTTAACATCAACACGACCACAGGAGGCGGTGGCGGTTCTGGTGTAGGCGCTCCGACAGCGTTCATGGCATGGGAGAAAGGTTGTGAGGAGGCTATTTCCTTGACTAACTCATTGTGGGGACTTCACGTGTCCAGCATGCAGGCCGATTACGACCATCGTAATACGGATGTAGCCGAGAAATTCCAGCTTTACCAATCACAGGTAAACGGCGATTTCGGGAACTACAAGGCTATCCGTGATCTTAACGACTATCAAACCGACAAGCTTAACAATGCGGCGTTTGGCCTTTACAAGAGCCAACGTGATGGTTTTGACGTATTGGCTAATCGAATCAGCCATCTAGAAAAAGAGGTAGCCGTAGGTGCCGCTATCCGTCCTTACCAAGATCGTCTGATCCAGTGCGAGATTGACAAGGCGTTCACGGCTTCTGTCAACTACACGAGACAGCTTGATTGTCGTAACATCAAGGGCGAGTTGGTATTGCCTAACACCCCTGTCGTTACCGGTTATGGGAGTTACCGTAGCTGCTGTGGGTTTCCCCAGACAAGCGCCCCCGCTGAGACAGCTTGATAATCCGAAGCCCAAACCCAAGGCGAAGGCTAAGGTTAGCAAGAGAAAGAAAAGTTAGTGGTAGCCCCTCGGGGCTTACCACTTTCCTATTACCAACCACTAACAAAAGATATTATGGCATTAAATAACGTATACATAGGAGGTGACCCGTTATTGGGGTCTAACGGTAACATGAGCAATGAGATGGAGGCTTATGAGCGTCAGTTGCAAGAGACCCTCAATCAGATACAAGTTCATAAACAGAGGGTGTTAAACCCTCAGAACCCCAAAAGAAGCCAATCTCCATTATGGGATGAGATGGACAAGGTCGTTAACGACATGACGGACATGGAGATCGAGGCGTTAAACAACGACCCGGAATACCAGAAGGCGCAAAACGCGCTGATGGGAATCCTTAACCGGGAATACATGCGTATCATGCGCCCGATCGTGGAAGAATCCAAGGACGGAAAGGAGATACTGGACAGCCTTATGGCAATCACAAAAAGAGTCAAGAAATCGGCCTCGGAGGAAGCGAACAAGAATATAGCGCTCTTTAATGAGTATACGTCTAAATACGCCGATATGCCCTACGCTGAGTTCCTGAAGCTGAAGAACAGTGGCAAGAAACAACCTAATTAATCGGGATCATGGAACTGAAACAGCAAGCGTTGGAATTGAAGAGCCGGTTGGTGAACTCGGTGGAGATATGGGCGGAGGAAAGGGTTGACTCTTTCGTCTCTGGGAACACGGCATTCAAGCCCCTCGGCAAGTATCTTAAAAGAGGTGTCCACAACATCCTCGTGCAAAAGGACAAGGAGATCACTGATAAGGTGGAGGGTTTCATGATGTTCGTCGCTGACGAGAACGGCAATTACGATAAGGAAGAGCTATTCGATGACGCTATGAACGTATTCAAGAGCATGAAGCCGTATAAGTTCGAGCAAGGATTTATCAAGGGTACGATCGGGGAAGGCTCCATCTTGATAGAGCTTCCTGATAACGGCCTCATGAATTTTATCCTTGGTGACACTAACGCTATCCGTATAACGGAAGCGGATTTTTTGGAGTTGAAATCAATATTTACCGAATAATAATATGAGATATGAGATACAAGGAATTGATGAAGGACTATCATTCGAAAGGAATGGTATCCGAAAAAAAGATGTGGGAGGCCATAGGAGAGCTGGACGAGGCGATGGAGTGTCTAAAGGAAAAAGATCCCGACACGTATGACGAGGCCATACGTGATATACATGAGGTTTTTTGCGGTCCTCATTATAATGAGCATTTCGCTAAGATGGACGTGGCGGCAATGCGTCATAAAGGCAAGGCGGGAGAGCATAAAGGCGAGCACTGGAATATGGAGCAGGTGGCTACCGCTATAAAAGGCATGAGCATACCGGGAAATACCAACATATGGGACGTGTACGTCGCTCTTAACGCGAGCTGGCATGACAAGGAGATTAAATTCACGGAATGGTTCGGCCCGGACGCCGAGAAAAAGATCATCGAGGATGCTATTAATTTCTACTTCATGGACGATGACGCTCCTGAAGGCAAGGTCTGGATTTACATGTGCGCTATGGATGATTAGGACACGATCACATAACAAGAAAAGAAACGATTCTGTAAGACGGGAGATAGACCGCCTTATAGAATCGTTGTCGTTCGAGCCTATAAACTTCCATGAGGTGATGGCCCGGATACGGCACTTGATGTGCCTGTTATGATGACATGTGTTTTTTTACTATATCCATCTTACTGAAAGACATGGATAGAATCCGCATCGCATCATTCTTTACACTAGTCAATACCTCCACGTTGTCTTCAAACGGGTTCAACGATCTTATGACAGAGACAATATCCCGCATACAATAGCAAACCAACAATACGTACGATCCCATGACCTCTGAATTGTTCTGTTCAGCGGCCTTATGCAATACTTTGTCTGCGAATCCCATCTTAACCATATTACCGTTATCATCTTTTTGATACATAGGGATATCAACTCCCATTTTGACCTTGATAAAATCAGTTATGGAAAAATTAGCCTTTGCTTGTAGGCATCCGTAGAGCCTCTCCAAGTCTTTCGGGCTGGTCTCTTGAACGATATCAGTCCAATCGTCACAGACCAACTCCCTTATGACTGAGTAAGGCTCAAGCCTGTCATTGGGGATATCGATGACCTTAACGCTCCCATCCTCGTTATAGTCATCGCTATCGCCGCCATATTCATTAACGCTCTCGATACGTTTAGAGGAAGCGTAATATTTCCAGTTCCCATCAAACTCTATCAGGTATTCATCCAGTGTTCTTATCCATCCCTTCAGCTTGTATATGGATTGATGCAGATACATTTCCCACAAGCATGTATCATAAAAAAGATCAATGTAATATCGGCTATTCTCATCATCCTTATGACGAAAAGTACGGGGTGCGGATACGATTCTCGCCATATCCAAATTCCCTAACACCTTATTGAAAAAGTTGGCCAATAAACTGTCATCATCTATGCGTGATAACAGCTCATAAAAAGGTTTATCTCTCATTAGGCTGAAATTTTAAGGTTATACAAATCAAGGATGAACTTCTTCCCGGCCTCCGTCCAATACATATGCTGGCGTGTCTTTATCTCGCCGTTGCTATCCGTATATGGATGTGGCTTGTGAAAGGTAAACCCCTTGTCCCTGTATTTAGAGTAAAGAAAGTATGTGCCGCTTTCCTTGTATTGCACGCCCCACTCGCAAAGCAGCTTGTTCAATTTGATATCGGAGATACCGAGGCATGAAGCTATCATGTTAACCGTTAGATAACCCTTGGATGAAAGAACCTTATCGCAATATTCCGCTTTTGGGGCGGATATCCTTAATTCTTGCGCTTGCAGCTCTATCGTGGCTTGTTTATGTTCATTCTCGATCTCAAGCGTTTTTAGCCGTTCCTCTTTCCTTAATAGAGTGGCTTGCGCTATGGTCAATGCCCGTGCCATGATCTCCTCCGGGGTATCCTCCGGTTTGGCGACCATGTAACCTCCGGTCTTGCGGATTGAAGGGAGAAACTCGTGTGTTATCCAACGAGAGAAAGGTCTAGCTTTTGGGCTATCGCTTTTTAATACCGCATCATACATCCCAGCTTCTGATACAAATACCGCTTGTTGGGTTCTACCTAAACTATCTATGATGTCCACCAGATGGACGTCATCTTCATCTAACCTGTTCTTCACGTTTCTGCTATTCGCTATATCGACCGCCTTGCATATATCTACCAAGCAGAACAAAGGGTTCTCATTAGTCCCGGCTACTCTCACTTCACCGAAACGATCGTTCTTGAATATTTCGATTCCTTTCATAATACGTAAGTCTTTAAAATTTCTGACAAAATAATTTTCAATTTTGATTTACAGTGGGGGCCAAAACAGCAACCCCCTTTTTACAATGTGATTAATGATTTAACTGATCGATCTTAATTTCCTTAACTCGCTATAAAGTAGATATATTGTCCCGACATCATCCTTGAAAGTCTCGGAACGCTCCTCATTCACGGTCATGGAGTAATTAAACAGAAGGTCTATTAAAGCCTCGCATAACTCCTCTGGGGTAATGACCTTGGAAAAGAAATCATCGAGACCGGACAGATCAAAATGAATCTTGTCGGTCATGGCATACCTCCTTTCTCCATCCCTGCTAAAATGAATGCGGATATCAGTAAGATCAACGCCTTGACATAGCCTTTGGCATCGTCAACGCTTTCACACTCGCATATACCGAACGGTAATACGTTAAACACTCTGGCGACATTTCGCCACGAAAAGAACTTTCCGGCTCTTACGGACACGGGTACGGGCGTACCGGTGGCTTGAATCGTTTGCTTCATCTGGTCTTCGCATTAGATGAATAAAAAAAGAGCAACCCCTCATAATCCTAGTTTGCGAAGACCACACATATCGTAGAGATACATGAACGGATTATGGGAGTTGCTTATACTTCTCTCATTCTCTACTGGACCACTCGCTTGCGGTGCCTATGTGTAATCTTCGCACCGCGAACTTACGAATTTTCCCGGAAAAGCAAACGATATTTTCTATTCTTTTTATTATGATCCTTCCCATGAAGGCTCGGTTAATACTATTCCTCTAATAGTCTAATAAAAGACCTCATGTACTCGCAATTCTGAGTACAGTCAAATGAATGATTACACATCCGATCATTGTCTTTAGAGAGGTTTGGACAACTTTTCCAGTGCGCCTCAATAGCTTTTTGACGCTCATAGGTAACACCTTCGTTAAAGCCATCGGCAGCGCATCCCAGCAAAGCTGATCGGGGCCAAGTTTTTATCAAATCTTCCTTAACACGATCAACTACTTTATTTGAAGCCAAAAGCCTCGCTTGACCAATTGTTTCCATGATTCGTTGTTTTTTAATTAAGAGCCTTCATAGTAGGCTCGGTTAATACTATTCCTCAAGATCGGGTATAGGCATCCACATATCACATTCATAATCTCCGTAATCTTCAAACTCAAAATTCCCGGATGTTGCGACACGTGGAGGTTTCCCGGCTTCAACAACTATATAACCACTAACTATTGCTCCATTTGATACCATCCTGCAAAGAACCATCTCATTTTCTTTAGGTAATCTTTCTTTAATGCTTACCCACGGGGATTGCTTTGCCTGCCATTCGGCACCTGCTTTGAAGTCCTCACGACAATTATCTTTGCGAAGCACATAGTCATCCGCATCCACCTCTTTGAGGACATTCTTGCGAAAAAACGTTTTACCTATGGCGTAATCCTTTGCCGCTTCTTCTACTGTCTGTCTCTTATCAATCTTGCTCATATTTATTTCTCCTTTTTATAACTTTTACAAATGTTACTTCTTGATCCGGATTTTCTTCCTCAAACCTAAATTTCTCGTTATAGAAGTCTATGAGTTCATCGAGGTCTGTAAATTCCTTTTCCACGTTATCGATGTAGTATGTCGTTTTTGGCTTGCCGTATGATAGCTCGTCTTTTCTTGGGGTGATAGTAACAGCGGAAATCTTGTTAACGTCATCCCTGTACTTAACGATTCCACTACCTTCCATAGACATACAGGACAATATCCTTAATTGTAAATCATCACGTGTGATCATCATTACCTCCTTTCTCTAAAATATCATCACAAGCCTTGCTATCGCACCTTACCGGCTTTTGATGGAAGGCGCACCAAGCTTCCCCGTTAGCGTCTTCATCCTCGATAAGTCGGCAATCGCCGCATTTATCTGTTAGGAATTTCTTGTCAAGGTGTCCTTCCTTGATGAGCCATTCGATCATATTCACAACAGCATCTAGGACATTCTTTTTCATAACCTCATGCTTGCAGTCGTATCCCAGTTCTGTGTATTGGATGAACCAATACACGCTATCTTTTGTGATTTCCAGACTTAAATCGGGTCGGTTGCGTTGTGAAATCGTGGCAGGAAGCATGTCTATCAGCTTGGATAGAGACCAAGCCGGGAATGCCATATCTTGACCCACATGCTTTTCAACCCTGCCATATTCAAATGCGACCGGACATTCGAACTCGTCAAGATACATGTCCGCCGTCTTCGGGTTCACCCCGGCCTCTAATAGGCGTGATGATTGTTTTTTATTCGTGCAAATTTGATTCATATTTATCCCTCATTGATAATTACACATTCTATCTCTTCGTCCCATGTGACATCCACCGGATCGTACTCATACTCTCCATCGGACGTGCGTATCATTACCTCCGCTTCCGGGTCTTGCTCTTGGAGAAGAGCTATTAGTTCTTTATTTCTCATATCAAAACAATGTTTTCTCAATCTCGTAATTGTAAACCAAAACCTCCGTACTCTCCCTTATCCGAGAGTGAACGGACGTATGAGTGGTGACTTTTACTTCCTTATGGTTCCATTTGTTTTCATTGACAAAGGAGCGTAAGGTGTCAGTCCAGTAATTGCTGAGTATGAATTTGCCATTGATCCTAGACAAAAGATCTAGCAGATCCGCAAGGTCATTCTCCCCATAACCATAATAATGACCTTGAACCGCCCCGGGATAAGGAGGATCAAGGTAAAATAACGTATCAACGCTATCCCTGTTCTTGATAACTTTCAACGCGTCCCTACAGGAAATCTGCACCTCTGATAGGCGATCGTACAATTTATCGTTGAACTCCTCACGCTTATTCCTGAAAACCTTCCCGAAGTGTGTCCCGGCGGTACCGTTACAGAATTTCCATCCTCCATACAAGCTACCAGAATGGCACTCATTTGCCATGATCCATACGGCCCAAGCCTTGTCTACATCCGAGACATCAGATCGTCCTCGATAAATGTTCCTAGCCCTAATGTAGTCAGACTCGGAATGTAGCGATAACCGGATTCTCTCACGTAACTCCTTAAATTTGGATGCGGACTGGCAGACCTTGAAAAAGTTTATCAACAAGTCGTTCTTGTCATTGATCACTTCTATGCCTGCTTTAGGCTTCGCAAAAAATACCGCTCCTCCTCCAAAGAATGGCTCGCAATATATCTTATGCCTAGGCATCATTGATACAATGCGTTCGGACAAGTTTTGCTTGCCTCCATAATATGTGATTGGTGTTCTCATGTAATTTTATATTCTTTCTTTGCTCTCATCATAGATGAATGCATCTTTCAACTATGATGAATGTCTTTCTTTAGAAAACTAAGTATATGTTGTATAACCTTGATAGTCCATCCATTGCCCAACAAACGGTATATCTGCGTATCAGAGCAATCCCATTTGTACCAATCAGGAACGGTTTGTAGCCTAGAGCACTCGATCGGGGTCAATCTCCGGATAGATGATGTCTCCACTAGGGTCATGCCATTAGCTTGTGATCCTTTATATGAGGAGGCCAGTAATGAGTTCGATTTTCCGTCTTGATCTTTCAAGTTTCTTTTTTGTCGTACACTAAGTATGGCATGGCTTCTTCCGCTCATCTCGGCTAACAAGGCCGGACATTGTCCATTCGCGTCATATACCCTGTTTTGTTGATATGGCTGGATACCCCCGCTTTCCTTACTCTCATTTAACTGGATAATACTATGGAGCACATTGTTCTGTTCCCATGCGTTTGACGATAAGGTTGGAGTCTTGCCACGGAAAACATTCCCTTTATTATTGCCCCTAGGTCTTTGCAGGATCAAGTCCATATCCGAATGGTTTCCTGCTCCATGGCCTCCAGCTAAGGGACATGAGGCTTTGTCCTGAGATTTTCTTGGTATACCGGAGGTATTTATGATCCTGCAATTATGTCTGGTGTCAAACCCTCCTCCGACACTGGCACGTTGGCATGGTGCCTTCCCGTTTACTGAGATAAAGGTCCCGGTGTTATTGCATGTGCCAACGGCCATCAAGGAGACCGCTTTATCCCCGTCGATCTGGGTGAATCGTTTCTCCATACGTTTATCGTTTGAGATATACCTAATGGCCTTCTCGCTCAGGTAATATTTCTCGTCAACCTCTTCCTCCAAGATATCCCTTAACAATATACCCTCGTCCTTTGGCTGCGGTATGTCTGAGTGGATCTCCCCGAACAGTCCGACCTTCCTTGTCCTTATGTTCGTCCAATACCACCGGTTCCGGTTCTGGGCCGACACCAAATTTGAGTTTATGTTGACTGGATGAACACCGCAATACTCAGTAATTACCCGCATGTGCTCTTTCTTCATGTTCACGTTCTCAAGCAAGAAGAACACATCCGGGTTCAGTGCCTTCACGTGGTTCAGTATGTCCACGAATACGAAGAAGAGCTTGCTTCGAGGATCATCGAAAGCCAGTTGTTTGCCGGCGAAAGAGAATCCTTGGCAAGGACTTCCTGCCAGTATGAGATCTATCGTTCCCCAATCTATCTCCCATTCCCTCCACTTAGTCACGTCCCCTAAATGTATCGTATCCGGGAAGTTCAGCCTCGTTTGGGATATGGCGAACTTGTCGATCTCGCTCGCATAATAATGCTCCGGTTCAATCCCGAGTTCTCTTAATGCGATCCTACCACAAGACATTCCGTCAAATAAGGATAAAACATTCATGTCTCTCTCGTTTTAGCAAAAACTACGCTTTCATGATCCGGCCTCAGATGGGCCATGCAAGCAGATGAGTATTCGCAGAATCTCGCTCCCTCGTCCCGAAAGACGCATCCCCTGCACGGGATCTTGTTCTGCCCGTTGTAGTAAGGCCTGTACTTTTCCACGACAATTTTCATGTCTCCTACCAACACGATCAAACCGGTAGGGGTGTTTCTCAATCTCTCTGTTATTTCCATGTTATCTTCTTCTGCTTTCTCCGTTTAGGATTATCACGTTAAAACTCTTGAACCTGTCCACCAGTCTAGTTCCGAACCGATTCTTGAAATCCGTGACGGACAGGTTGGAAGTGATATGATACTTCTTCTGATGGGACTGGTATATCTCGTACCTCGCGTATAGGAACTCGTCTATTACGCTGTTAAGGCTGGTGCCGTAGCTTTTCTGGTTCTCCGTCTCAAGACCGATATCGTTAAGGCAGATATCGAACGGGTTCCCTTCCATGCTCCCTTTCCCGGCCTCCTCGTTGTACGTGAACCTGTCTATGTGACCATGGATCTTGTAATAGTTCATCATCTGGGTCACGGATAGGTTCACGAAGCGTTTGGGGTTATCCGTCAATTTCAGGTAATCGGCGAATATCTGCATCATGAGCGTTTTGCCCGTTCCCGGATCTCCCACGATAAGGAGGTTCTTGTGCAGCTTATAGTTCTCCTCCGGGAATACGGACTCGGCCAACGGGCAATCGTTGAAATAATACAACAGGAATCTCAAAACCTTGTCATTCCCCCTGTCTGTCTCGAATTGCCGCCTCTCGATCCCTAGGTAATTACAACCGAGCGCCTTTATCATCCGGGCGTGGCTGATGTACTCCGTATCGTCCGAGAGATCGTACCTAGAAACGTTCTGTATAGTCCTTGCGTGCTTCTTCACTAGGTTGAACACCTGTTTTTGCTGGAGCCTCTCTTTTTCCGTAGGCCCCCGCATGGCTTGTATAGCCTCCGAAAGTTTCTTTTCTTGTTCCTCCATTATGTCTTTGATTATAAGCCCTTAGTCCTGTTCCTTGCCACCAATAGGTGAATCGTCTCTTCACGTCATCTATCGTTTTTAGCGTATCGCCTTCCCCGGTGGATACCATCCAAGCGAGGAAGTTATCCAGCTCGCCGGGAATGAGGTCATTGAAAGCGACGCTCAATCCCGATATCTGGCAAGCGTATCTGCGCCATTCCTCGTCCCCCAATAACTCATTCTTGAAATTCTCGAAAAGCGTCTCACGCGTATTAAGACTCTCTCTTAAAGTATTATCTTTATTATTATTTGGGCTGACACTGGGTTTTAAAATTTGTGAAAATCCACCGTTTTCGCCAGTGTGGGTTTCTTGGTGGGTTTTTAGTCGGGTTAATAACGCTTGTAATTCGCTTATATCGATGTTGTTAAGTGGGTTTCTTGGTGGGTTTGACTGTGGGTTTTCTATGTAATTATATCTGTCGAAATTAAGCAATGTAATTACATTCATACCCTGTGTGCATTCCGTTTGTATCATTCCCATCTTCTTGAATCTTGCAAGCGTAGCCTTGACCCAAGTCTCAGACCTTCCCCATTTCTTGGCTAGGAATCTGTTGGATGCAGGATATTGTCCGCGTCCCCAAGTAATCTCACGACCTCCGATGCGAGACGTTGTCTCAGAAGCCTCAAATCGTGCGGACTGTATTAAGTCCAACCACGCTTCGCTTTCATTGTAAGCACGGGCGGCCTGCCATATATCATTCGTGAAAAACTTTCGAGAGAGCATTATGTATCCTTTATCCATATCATTCTTTTTCTATGTCTCTTTCTTTTTTTATCTTATAAGAAACTGCTGTTAACTCAGATATTGTTTCAATAAAAGATAGCACGTCAGAATAAGGCACTCCTTTTGATATAATATTTAATGCCTTGTTGTTCGTTAATGCCTTTAGTTCATGTACGTACGAGTGGCAATCTTCACACAAGGTTATTAGATGTTTATCATCATATTCCCAAATTTTGTGATTTGATAGGTATTCTATATGATGCACATGAAGTGTCTTTTGTGAATTCCCGCAAAGCTTACATGTAAACTCATCTTTTTGAAAGATCTCTAGCCTTCTTTTTTGCCATCTAGGATCTTTGATTTGTTCTTTGTAATCCATTTTATCTTGGTTTATAATTAGACAATACAATATACTCCCCGGCCTAGACCGGGGCTTTTAAAATCTTAATACGTGAGTAGGGTAGGGCTATTTGATAGTCCTCTTGATCTCGTCCATCAACCTCTCTGTTATCCTCTTGTCGTGCCACTCGTGCCATTCGGTGAATAGCCCCTTGGCGGCGATGAAGAAGAAGCATGAGTTCTTTAGCTCCGTCTCTTGCGAAGACGTGATGCGTGACCATCTGAGCTGTTCTTTCACGTGCTCAAGTTCCTTGGCGAGCTGGTCGTTCTCCTTGGATAGGCGGTTGATCTTGATAGTTTGTTGACGTGCGGTAGGAGTGTTCATAACGCACCTCCTTCCAGCCCGGCCAAAACGAATGCGGACATTAATAAGATTAGTACCTTGACGTAACCGATAACGTCGTTCTTGTTATCGCAATCGAGCAAGCCGAATGACATGAAGGTTAATAGCTTGGCGATAGATCGCCATGAAAAGAAGCTCGTTTCGTGAGCGGACGTGGTTGTGCAATTACTATTGTTCGTTACACTCGCAGATTTCATAGGACTTGGCATGTTAATGAAATTTGAGTATATAAAAAAGGCTATCGCCCCACGAACCGCCAAGTCCAAGTTAAAACACAAGTGTCGTAACCCATGTGGATTGATAGCCTTTATATCTTTGTAGATATAACACGCCATGTCTAGCCATAAAAATAGCTACGACAAACTTGTTTTCTAATACTTGAACTGGCGGGTTCACTGCAAAGATACAACTCAAATTCAAAATGCCAAACAAAAAACTAATATTTATCTTTCTTATTTACGCTTTTATATGCGTAATAAATGGCAGACAAAATATTTAGTATTGCTATTATAAGCAATGCGGTTTGTAAAAATTTCGGCATACCGGACATACGGCTTACCATGAAGGCTATAAACGATAGCCAAAATGAAATCTCCTCGAATTGATATGTTTTCATATTGAAGTTTTTTTAGAACCACGGGATATATCCCGGCGGCGTGTTGTCCTTGTCCTTGAATCTCCTAAGATGCTCTTCCACGTTCAAGCCCTCCCTTACGAGGATGATCGTGTTCTTGTCAACCCTTACGGGTATCCTCTTGAATTTAGGCTCCGGGAGTATATCCCCGTTTGCCTTCGTGTTCGCTTTGATCGTTCTCATATAAGTTATCGTTTATAGTTGTCACAATACCGGAAAGAGTTCGCTACCCTTCCGGTGTTCAATATCTCGCACCATACGGCCAGACCCTTGTGAGGCTTGCCGTGCACGCAATCGGCGCATCTGATACGCTCGGGTTGCTTAGTAGGTTTCTTAGCCATTCAGGTAGTCTTTTATAAGCGCTATGAAATCGTCCAGCGATCGGCATATCTCATATCTGTACCCTTGAGCCTCTACCGCCTTTTGGAATGCCTTCTGGCTGTCCTGTTGCCGGCCTTTTCTTGTCTTCATTTCCACGTACAGACCGTGATGGACGTTATTCGGGACTGACAGGAACAGATCGGCTACCCCGGCCAATGCCCCTTCCGCTTTCAGTATAGCCCCGGTTACCGTGTCCCTCCGTCCTCCGTTCGGGACGCTAAAGAAGCATCCTGCGTATCTCGGGTATTGGAGACGGAAGTATCTGACGCAAGCTTGCTGGGTCTGTGATTCGATATTCCTCATTTGTACTTGTCGTCTATCAAGATTAATACAATAAAAATTATCGCTAGGATAGCGAATATGAACGTTATCACCCCGAAGGATAATAACAGGCTTTGAAAAATGTCACTCATAATCGTAATTGTCAAAATCGTCCGGATCGTAATCCGGAATGTCGTTACCGAAATCCATGATTGTTATTTGTTGTTGGTGGACGGTGCCGGGATCGAACCGGCCTCTTTACGTCATGCGCACTCCGTAACGTTTCATCCCGGAATACTTACCGCCCGAAATCCCCGCATATCCTCACGGACGGCGGGGATAAAAACTAAATCTAATACCATGAAAAACACACTCTAATATTAATTATCTGTTTTGCCCTTTGGTACGCTATCAGCGTCAAACGGGAAGATGTCCATAATAAGGGTCTCGCTTACCATTGCCAAGGTATAATCCACCAAGGTCCCTTTCATATTCTCCTCGAAGCATGAGATCGCTTCCTTTAGGCCGCTCGCCTGTACTATGAATCTGGCCGCTGTTTTCTTCTCTATGCTGCTCTTCTCATCAAGCGTGATAAAATAGATCTTAATCTCATAAAATCTATCACCGTTATCGTTAAAGAATAGTTCCGCTATCTTTTTACGTGTTATGTCGGCGATAGTGAACTCTCCGGTAATGTACGGCCTTAATTCCTCTATCGTGCGTGCTTCAGCCTCCGTATAGGAGAGGGCATCCACTAAATAGGGTTCGACCACTCGTTTTTGCATGCCGTTCTCCAGCATCTTCTCATATGCGACCTTGCTAATAAACCAGTTTCTCATATATACTTTAATAATTAATGTTATACTTCTTTCTTTCGTATTGTGGGACATACCCTTTGCAAGGAGTATTTCCGTCAAGTAAGGCCGATTCCGGCCTCACAGTTTCCCCTTCTTTTTTAGACGGGTCTGTCCAATGCCTCTGCCGTTGATGGCAAAGGCAATGTCTTTTAGAACATGCCTCATTGAGGCAGAATATCAGTTCTTTCATCTTGGATTATTTTCTCGAGTTTCTTTAGATCCTTTTTGGCTAATCTTACGGTATCAGCTATCCTTGGTCTTCCCTTGGAATCCACGTGTTCTAGGATAACTGATAGATGGCGGGACAGTGTTTTAATGAAAGACTCGGATAGCTGGTACCTTTTAGCCATGGCCGTTATTTTTTATAAAAACCCTGAAACCTCACGATACCTAGATACTCGGGAGATTTCATTAGTCCGTCCCCCATGCCGCCCAACGTCTCGGCTCCCGGCTCGTCAAGAACAACCTTGGAGTCAATCTCCTTAGGTACACGGAAGCAAATCTGTACGGGGAAATTTACCTTAGCGTCTCCCGTGATCACGTTAACCGACGCTCTTTGCATAGCCACCATGATCCGGAACCCAAGCGATCGTCCCTTTTGTAACAATATCTTCATATTCTCCTCCAATGACTTCTCTCGTCCGATCGTACGTAGTTCCATTTTAGGCTCGAGGAACCCAAAGGCGTTCTTTCGCTGGCCAACCTCGACCATTTCCTTTATGTCAAGCTCCGTTCCCGACCGGGAGGACGCTACCGCGTCGGCGAACTCATCGAACACCACCAGCGTTTTCCATGATGCCCTCGATTTAGCCCTTTCCTGCATATCCTGTACGAGCTCTTTCATCTTGGCCTCTATTTCTTCTATGTCATTATAGACCTTTATGTATTTCTCGGAGGAATAATTACAGAATTCGTTTTTCGGATCGAAAATTACGATGTCCCGGATACCGGCTAAGCGGGCGTATTCTATCGTGGATATGATACATACGGATTTCCCGCTCCCGGTCGCTCCGCAGATCAAGGCGTGAGGCGTGGAGTTGTTATCGAGATCCCACACCACGAGCCTACCGAAGTTATCCGTTCCTATGGGAATCCTCATGCCGTCGATATACTTCTTGTCCCAATACAAGGACTTGGTTCTTTTCTTCGGTGATTCTATGGAGAGGTAGGATTTTCCCTCATACACCATAAGCTCGTTACCCATCCTTATGGATGGCACGTCCAGTGCGTTCGCTATGTCTAGCTTGTATTTCATCACTGTCGTGATCTTTGTTCCAGCGGATACCTCTAGCAGATACGTGTCTGACGAGTACCCGTTAATCTCCTTGGCTACGTTCACGATCACCCCGAATGTCCGTAGGATATGTTCTATTTTCTCGCTGTTTGTCATATTACTATTGGATAAATCGTATTGAATGAATGAGGAAGCGTTCCTCTTGAACTCGGATATTACCTTGGGGTTTACCGATCCAAGGGAAGCGTCCCGTATTTTTTTCTGTCTCTTCGATATCAATTCCTTCTTTGACTCGGACACGTTGAAATCATCGACCTCCGCTATCAGCGTCTTGGCCCAGAAATTATAAAGCTCGGCCCTGTCCACGAAGTTGTCGCTATCGTTGATCATGTACACGTAATCCGGATCGGACACGGCCTCTATCATCCTTTTTAGCGGCTCGTACAATATGGCCTCGTAAAGCTTCCTCGTGTCGTTATCGAGATTGATTACGAATTTCTTCAACTGGGAGGAGCCGTCCTTGTTTTTCGAGATCTTGTTCTCCACGAACCATACCTCGTCAACATTCTCCCCGAAGCGGGACTCATAGCACTTGACGTAGGTCATCGCCTGTTTCCCGCAGGTAAACGTTAGCTCCTCGTCATCGGTGAACTTGGCCCTTGACTTATGGTCTATGATGACCGTCCGACCGCTTTCCGTCCTTATCGCCAAGTCTAGCCTAGCGTGGCAGGGCAGGGGGATGTCCACCCCGTTTACCGTTACCCATTCCTCGCACCTTAATTCCACGGCGATTATCTCCTTGATACCGGAAAGATAGATATCCTTCTCCCCGTAGAAGTTATTGATAAGCCTCGTGGCGTTCTTGGTGGCCTCGATCTTGCATTCCTCTACGGTAGGTGTCGTTTTCTGTAGCTTCCAATCATTCGGGTGTACCTCCTCTATGTATGAGAACGCTACCCTCTCCATTTCCGTGATCGGTATTGTCTGCCCCTTGCGCTGTAGCTCCATGAAGAAATACTCCAAGGCCGAATGATAGGCGTTACCCGCTACCGTGCTGGAGGATGATCTGGATCTTTCCCGGTAAATCTCCCGTTTCTCGAACTCCTTCTCGTTCCGGGAGAAAGAGGCTACCTTGCTGTAACTCCAAGAGTCAATAAGGTAGTTTGATAAATGCTCCTCCAGCTCGGCGTTGGTATAGGATGAGTACTTGTTCATGGCATGCTATCTCTTTTTGATTTTGAGGATTTCATCTTTTCTTTTTTAGATTTTACGTCTTGAGGCTTACCGTGTGAGAAGACCTTGTTGTCCCCGATATCATCCACTTCCTCCTTGGTGAGGAATCCCATACTGATCTCGGGGCAAAACGTCCGTTGCCAGAACGCTGCCGCCCGATAAGTGAGCATGAGATTTGGCATCGTTTGCCATTTACTTCCGGATTTTGTAAACCATCCTTCCCTTATGGCGGTCTCGATCGTTATCGGGTCAGATTCGAAGACATCCCCGGAAGATAGTTCTGTAGCATAGGCCACGCATTCTATGTTATCAATGTCCGTCCCGTCAAATTCTCTTGATACCAAAGTGTTCTTTCTTGCCACGTTGTCCCATACGGTCTCATTGAACATAATCTTGCCGATCTTGCCAAGGCTCTTTTTCTTATATCTGAGAGCGGAGAACTTGCCGCTCATGTTGATTAACGCGATTAGAAACTTACTGGACCATGACGGAACTCCCTTTACGATGTATAGATTCTGCATTACCATTAGTGGGTTGGCGTTCATCCGCATGGAAATATCTAGCGCTATAACGCAATTTCCTACGTTGTTTTTATAAATCTCTGGTACTATGGTACTTTCGCTATACATGATTCCCATTCTTTGCATGGTCTCAAATTGTTTGACGGTCTGCCCTAATGGGGTTGCACTAAACTCTGCTGCTTGTTTAGCTTGAAGTAATTGTAATTTCGTTAATTCTTTGTTCTCTTCCATATTATTGTTGATTAAATTATTTACCAATACAATGTTGACATTTCCCAGTCCCGCTGGATTTTGTCTTCCTCATATTCCTCGTTGTCTTCCTCCCCGTCGTACTCCGGTTCGCCGTCGGGGTCTTTGATGTAGATGTCTCTCATGCGCTCCATCGATAAGCAAGGAATTGAATTTATTCGATCTCGATAATCTCGAATTTTCCTTTCTTTATATATATCTTATGATTGTAGTAATCTTTGACTATTCCATGATCGGAAACTGTATTTATGTTTCCAGTGCAATCCTCAACATATGAGTTATCGCAAGCCTCGACCGTGGCAGAGTCGTAAGCCTCGACCGTGGCAGAGTCGTAAGCCTCGACCGTGGCAGAGTCGTAAGCCTCGACCGTGGCAGAGTCGTAAGCCTCGACCGTGGCAGAGTCGTAAGCCTCGACCGTGGCAGAGTCGTAAGCCTCGACCGTGGCAGAGTCGTAAGCCTCGACCGTGGCAGAGTCGTAAGCCTCGACCGTGGCAGAGTCGTAAGCCTCGACCGTGGCAGAGTCGTAAGCCTCGACCGTGGCAGAGTCGTAAGCCTCGACCGTGGCAGAGTCGTAAGCCTCGACCGTGGCAGAGTCGTAAGCCTCGACCGTGGCAGAGTCGTAAGCCTCGACCGTGGCAGAGTCGTAAGCCTCGACCGTGGCAGAGTCGTAAGCCTCGACCGTGGCAGAGTCGTAAGCCTCGACCGTGGCAGAGTCGTAAGCCTCGACCGTGGCAGAGTCGTAAGCCTCGACCGTGGCAGAGTCGTAAGCCTCGACCGTGGCAGAGTCGTAAGCCTCGACCGTGGCAGAGTCGTAAGCCTCGACCGTGGCAGAGTCGTAAGCCTCGACCGTGGCAGAGTCGTAAGCCTCGACCGTGGCAGAGTCGTAAGCCTCGACCGTGGCAGAGTCGTAAGCCTCGACCGTGGCAGAGTCGTAAGCCTTGACCGTGGCAGAGTCGTAAGCCTCGACCGTGGCAGAGTCGTAAGCCTCGACCGTGGCAGAGCCGCAAGCCTCGACCGTGGCAGAGCCGCAAGCCTTGACCGTGGCAGAGCCGCAAGCCTTGACCGTGGCAGATCCGCAAGCCTCGACCGTGGCAGAGCCGCAAGCAAATGATTTAGCATTAGAGGTGTGTTCTTTTCTTGTGTAAATGCCGGCTTCGGCTAGTTCCTCTTCAGAAAAGTTATTTTCTAGGTAATTTGCGTCAATCATCTTGGATGCACTCAAGACCCAATACCAATTATCGGTTATCGCTTTCAGTAAGTCCTGTTTGCTTTTTGCGTTTAACCCCATCCTGTATCCATCTTGACAAGCATTATGTTTTTTAGCCCGTTCAAGCAGATCCTTCTTTAATTCCTCGAATGTCTTCATTATTTTTCGTTTATTAGTTTTATAATATCTTTCCTGATTTGTATAAGCTCCTCCTTGCTAAGTACCCTTAGCTTGTCTAGTATATCGTCCTTCCTCGATCGATTCGGTCTTGATGGGGCTTGTACCACGTACAACACCCCGAAATCATTTTTCTGACTCATAAGTCATTATTACGATTTGATGTACCACAATAAATATTGATATGATCGCTAAGATCAAGAGGTGAATATTGAAAGGTTTTTCGTACCACTCGAATATTGACACTATTGACATTAGCCCTAGTACGGTAGCAGCGATCATCCTTAACGAGAAGATGATAATGCTTTTAATGGCCCGGAATATCTTCCAGAACCATGCTTGGTTTCTCTTTATCATATATATTGTTGTTTTTAAAATTCGGAAGAAAGGCCTCATATCCTCACGGACGGAGACCTGCTTTGTAAATTGTGACTGATTTTCTGATTGAATAAGCACCCGTTAGGGTGAAACGTGCCCCCTGCCGGGCTTGAACCGGCTACCCCAAAGGCTCTAACCAACTGAGCTAAGGGAGCGTTTGCCGGGGAATCCCACCCCGGCACAGTTTAAGTAAAAACTAATATTCCCTAATTGCCTGCATCACGGCGGTATATTAAGGTCTTGGTTGAGAAGTGTATAATAATTAGCAATGTGATTTAATTGTGGTAGCCGGGGGAATTCGCACCCCCACAACCTCCAACGGTTTCGAACCCGAATCATAGACGGGTAGGGGAGTGTATCTTATGCGTTAGATAGACAGTTTGACACCGATACGGAAATATCCGTACTTCACTGACACGACGTAATATCTAACCTTTGTATATACATTATTAAATATGTAGACTCCAACACCAGAACCGATCAAACTACATCGGGAGCGGGGATCATCATCCCTCCCGGTATCTTCGCCTATCATAACCTTATCACCATACCTATATCTCTTACGTATATCCTCTTATGGGGATAAGGATTTATTCACTAAGTCAAAGAACTCTTTTTAGTAGGCATCCGGGAATCGAACCCGGAGCGGGGTGAAGGATTTGCAATAGCCTTTAGTCTTTAAAATGATCCGCTTCCAGCCGTGACGCTTCACTGGCCATGCCCTTATGCTATTTATCGGCTTTGTTTTGATCCCCTGTAAAATTCCATCGCTCTTTTTCTTATCATGTAAGCGTTTGGGGAACTTGTTACACCTTTTAATGCGTTTCTGACCGTTATCTCTGTGAATCCCGTGTCCTTAGCCAAGGCTCTTATTGAGCCATGCGGCACTATGATCTCTTCTAATCTTGCCATATCTTTTTATTTATCTGTTCATATACGCTATAAGGCCGGCCTTGCTAAACACCCTTTTCCGGCCTTTATGAGCGTGAGGTATTTCCTTTATATGTTCCCTCAGATATCGGATAGATAGCTTGGTGATCTTGGAGGCTTCATCGAAGCCAACGAACTCGTCCTCTTTCTGGGCCTCTTTCTCCAAAACGGACTCCACGATCCTTTTTACCTCCTTTCGCATGAGGGGAATCAATTCCTCGGCTATAAGCCTTGCGTCGTTCCTTGTCATAGCGTTTACTTTAATCTCGTTACAATCACGTCATCAATGCGTCCCGCTGTTTGTATCGTAAAATCATATCCTTTAGTCTTCAAGTAATCCACACCCCTTTTTACCTTTAAGTATGGTATGGTCTTGTTTTTTATGATTGTGGGTTCTCCTATATTGAATCCCAATAATGTCTCACTAGTCGAGATTTTTGTCTTTACATTTGTAAGATTCTTCATTTTTTATACTACTTTTGTTTATTACTCTTTTTTAGTACGCTGTGATAGTACTTTTGTTCTATCACAATGCAAATATACTTCAATTTGAAGTATTGATCAAATTTTTATTGTTAAAAACTTCATTTTGAAGTTATTTATACTGATTCTAAATAATATTTTTATGGAAAATTCTGTTATTCAAAGACTTAAAATGTATTTTAAGGATTCTTCTTTAAGAAATAGAGATGTGGCTAATAAAATAAATATGCCAGAGAAGACATTTAATAATAAAATGAACGGTTTGAGAGGTCTTGATTTAGATACTCTAACGTCAGTTCTACTTCATTATGGGGATATCTCAGCGGAATGGCTCTTGCGTGGAGAAGGTAACATGAATAAGTCGGAAGAGAAGAATAGTGATATACATATAATGTATGAGACTAGTAGAAAACAAATACTATTACGAGACGAAAGGATTAGGGATCTGGAGATAGAGTTGGAGTTGGCTAATACTCGCTGTGAGGAATTAAAGAAGGAGGTTCTGGCGTTAAAGAGAATGGCTAAAAGTAGTTGA